TCGATTGGACGGTAGCGTCCTGCATAACTCATCTCCTTTTGTAACGCTTCAAGAGTTCGATACAGATAGGGGGTTAAATCCAATCTCGGGTCAGCTGCCATAGGCAAATCTGGAGCTTGGGGATGAGGGGTCTGCATCATCCCCCCAACCAATTTTGCAAAGCTGTTGTAAGCGCCTTGCAATTCGTTAACCATCCTGAACGGGAAGCCCGAAAGCATTTCCGCTCTTTCCTCATCAGTTTTTGATGGGAAAAGATATTTCAGTGCTTCTATGCTATCAACACCCAATTCTTGTAAGTTCCTTACAACAATCGAATTGTTCAGGATATCCTGCGTTGATTCTTCATACACAGGACCAAGCCAACGCCAAAGCATTGACACGTCGCCATCTGGAATTAAACCAACGACGCCTGGTGGAATCATTTGAGCTTCCACACAAGCTTTCATTAAACCAACGACACGCTGATCATACTCTTGCATTGCCATTTTATACATTTCTTTTTCTTCTTCTGAAGCACCTGATTCCAGTGGAATTGGCTTTTCAATATTTGCTGCACGCGCCAAAGTATCTCTAAACATCCTCTCTTCTTGGAAGATGATTAACTCAAAGCAACGACATAAACCGTGGGTATAAATTGAATTTGCTTTTTTCTTACTAGTCGCTGCAACACGACCAAACAAAGATTTATATTCAGTAGCAGTAACACCAGCAGAAATTGAGAGTTCGTCTACGCCTCCTAATGCTGTACGGATTTCTTCTCGATATTGCCGCACAAATGCATTTTGATCACCAGAGATCGCATCAGGAACGATATAACCAACTCGATCATTGGGCTCTAAATTGGCAATCACCCTAGGAACACGCATCTGACCATCAACACCACGCGTAATGGGATCTTGTTTAAAAGTAGAACGTGATAATGGAGACATACTCTGGAAACCAGAGTTAGCCGCAATAGATGGCCGTTGCGGACCAGAGTCATTTCCTGGTTCCATCAAGTCTGTTTTAGGACGAGAAGAAAGCAGAGTAGGATTACCGAAGAACTGTAAGTTCTTCTTCATGTTTCGCACTAAGTCATCATGAGTAATGATGTGTTGTGCTAACTGATCAAACTCACCACTTCCCTCCATGGAGAAGCCTTTAGGATTATTGAAAATTTCAACACAAGGAATAAATTGAAGTTCATTCGGGAAAGTCTTTGTCTTCCCAGGTGTCATTATGTTGGCATTATCAAAAGATAATTCACCTTCTGAATGTGTTTCTTCAATAGTGTCTTGTCTAATCGAAAGACGGATATAACGCTTTTGACCAGGTGTTTCATTAGCTGTATGTCCAGCTTGTGCCTGGGCACTAGGTGTATTGATACCACCTAAACCAATATCTTGATAGATGCCACCTTTATTATTTTTTACTTTATAGCTATAAATGATTACAACTTCTTCTAACTCACCATCGACGTTATAATAACTACGATACTCATGACTACGGAAATAATAGAGTCGATAATTACTTTTTGTAGGTCGAATGTAATAGAGTCCTTTACCATCGCAAAGAAAGTAATCCCAGATTGAATCAAGACGTGTATCTAATTTGTTGTACTTTACAACCTTATCGATAAAGTCTTTGCGTTGATTACCAAAGTTATCTTGTGACGGAAAAAATTCAACTCCTTGGCGAATGCCAAACAGTTTCATCTGTGCGATATGGCCTGCAACAATACCAGTATCTACGTACTGGCTACCATCCCGTTCGATATACGCATTAATAATTTCTTGGAGACGGGCAGTTGTTTCAGCCATTATTTACCAGTCTTTGATTTATACATCCTAGCAGCTTTACCAGCTTTCTTTGCTTTCTCAGTATTAGCTACAAACTGTTTTCCTTTACGAGAACCTTCTCGTTTTTTACGATCAGTATCCTCTCTTTCTTTTTTAGAAAGTTTGGCCCATGCTTTTTTGGGGAGGTAACGCTTGGTTGTACCGTCTGATTGGATTGCTTTATCTGCCATTTTTTGAATTTGTTATAAACCTAGTCAAACATTCTTTTAACTTTCCGTTTCTAAACATTCAGGCCAGGTTTTTGATTTAAAAAATTCGTGTAAGTTTCTACGTTCTTGTGCTTGCTCCGGTTTTTGAAAAAATGGATCAGCATACAAACGGTCTATAGCTCCATGATACTGGGAACAACTTAAAGACCAGGCTAGTAAAACTGTAATCATTTATCCATATATTTTCCTGCAATTTTAATTACGCCTTCGATCTTATCTGCTTGTTCGGCATGCATTTTGGCACTACCACGCAATTGTTTTTGGATCTTTTTTAGATCGTTAATTTCTTTTTTCATTGTTGAGTGTTTGTTGTAACTTCTAAAATTTTATCAATAACTTGAGGAGAGTATCCATTGTTCTTTAATTCTATTACTTTAAACTTTTATTATCTTCGTATTTGTTGTCCGATTTGAATTTGATCAACATTAGCAATCTGGTTTTTACGTGCAAGTTCTTCTACTGTCGTGCCTAAAAGACTTGCAATAGCTGAAAGAGTATCCCCTGATTTGACTGTATAAGCCTGTGGTTGTGTAATCGTAACAGGACTAGGCAAAACCGGTTGTTGAAAATCAACATTATGAGTGGTTAGTCCTCTACCTTGCACCGTAGAAAGTAATGCTTCAAATGGTTTGTAAATACCAGCAGTAACGTCACCTCCTTCTAAACGCTCTTTTCCTTCTCGTAGTGCTTGCATCGCGGTTTTATTTGTATCGTATTTCTCGCCTTGAATACCAATTACATTACCGGCTGAATCGAACTTAAGATTATCTTTTCCTACTGTGCCAAAAGTATATTTAGCACCGATTCCACCTGGAGTAGACATGTCATAGTCTTTATATTCAACAACATCAGAGCCACGTTTTTGTGCCATCCGATAGGCATCAATCAGACCTTGGCCCATCCTTGGATCAATAGATGTATCTACTCGGTCTCTTCCAACCAGACCTCCAAAAATAGCAGGTAAAGCTTCTTGAGCTGCTATTCCAAATCCTTGAGCTTTTACGCTTGCGCGGTTTAATAAATCCTGGAAGTTAATCATTTTTTTCTGTCCTTGAGCGCGGTTTAATAAATTCTGGAAGTTAATCATTTTTTGCTGTCCTTATATTTTTTAGCCGCGCTACGGGATTTCTTACGCTTTTCATATTCATCTTTTGTCATCCACTTCTCTTTACCCCATTTCTTTAGATCTTTTTGTTTTTTGCCTTCACCACCTTTATAGCCACCGCCTTTCTTTTTATATTCAGCTGCGACCATCTGTGCTTTACGCGCAGACCACTGACCAGGTTTACCACCTTTACTACCAGCTGTAATACGCTTTTTAATTGATTCGCGTAAACCTGGTTTTGTATATTTTGAATCGTCTTGTGCCATTAGACAAACCCTGGCATTGGTTTAGGGGGTAAACCTCCTCCAGCTGGACCAACTGGTCCATAACCCATACCTGGATACATTTGAATTGGTGTATTAGGCCCTTGAGCTGGACCTTGTTCTCCAGCAGGTAACTGAGAAAGAAAATCTGGAAATTGTTTCATTTTCATCAGTTCGCCATAACGCCCAGCTAACCCTGGACTAAAAGCAGGATCACCAAAAGCCATTCCTAAAGAACCGGCAATAGATCCTAAAGCTTTACCAACGTTAAAACCTCCTTGGTTATTACCTTGATTACCAGGCATCGGAACTGGATAAGGAAGCGGAATAATTTGTGGCGTACCGTCACGGGTAGGATCATACTTAAAAGTATCAAACGAAGGCGGACGTACATTGCCATATAAGTCCGTAGGGTAAGCTTCTTGATCAGTTAAAAATCCTCGCCCAGGATAATAAGTCCTGGGTATTTCATCCAGTATTATTGGTGGTTCTTTTTGTCTTGGCATCAACATTAGAACTATCCCCGAATTAAAAAACTTTTTTAATTGTCATCGGATCAATTAAGCTTCCGGCCATTCCCATGCCTAAACCGCCAGCATTACCCATTTGAGTACCACCAGTCATTGAACCAAGGAAACCACCAAAAGGATTAGCAGCAATGGCACCTGCTAAACCCATAGATTTATCCATTTTGAGTTTGTCAACAATATCTTTATTAATACCACCAATTTGACCTACAGCTCCTAAAGGAAACTGAGAAGCTAAGCCTCCCGAATTACCAATAAAACCACCTTGCACAGATGGAGCCATGGGGCCAAGACTACCGCCGCCACCTAAAACACTACCTGCAATTCCGCCTAACATATCAAATAAAGCTTTTCATTATTCTAACGGTTCATAACCTCCATCTCCATTTAACCGTTGAAGAACAATACCGTCTCCTTTTAAATCCCAGGTTAACAAATCACTCATTTGCCAACCCAAGGTTTCAATTATTTCTTCTGGTAAAGGTATAATTAAATTACCATTTTGGTCTTCTTCCAGCTCAACGTAATAGCTCATTTGGAAAATAATCTTTCCACAAGTTTATCAAGCTTAGTATTAATTTCGCGAAATTCTGTATTCATTTTTTCTATCTCACGTATATAGTCTTGCTTTAAAACATATTCAAGAGGCATTCGATCAATACGATCTTCCAAGGCACGCATTCTTCCGAATACCTTGGTTGTCATCCAACCGCCCCCAGTAACTAAAGCAATTCCTAATGCAACTAATTGCTCCATTATTAATTGTGTATTTAATGAGTATTTAAATCCTATTTAGAAGTCTACTTGAAGTTTCCCTCGCTTCATTAAACCGTTAACTAACCACACTAAAGCGTCAACACAGTCATCATGAGAACTTACTCCAAAATTTGTTAGCTCTTCAAACATATTTGTAAAGTTACGATATCTGTTAAATACAATCTTTCGATCTTCAAACATTCCCATAATTCCACGGAAACGTGCAAGTTTATCTGAACGAAAACCTTTTACAGGATGCCAGATTAAATTATATAGATTCTCTTGCTGGAGACAAACACGTTTAAAGTCTGCTTCTAAAGAAGCTTGATACTGTACAGCTTCTGACCAAATATCACACGTCGAATATGTTGGAAAATACAGGCCGTCGTCTTGACGGCCAATAACTGACCAGTCATTAAGTAATTCTTTCATTGCATCTAACTTTTCTAGATTGCCCATTACACGCAATCGTCTGTAATCAATAATATGAATTTTGTCTCCAATGCGACCACCTAGAACCATAACTGTATAGTCATTCTTTTCTTTAACACCTGCTGATAAGTCAACACCAATGCCAAGACAATCAAACTCAGTGGCAATCTCAGCCTTAACTAATAACTCTGGTGCCAAAGACAGTTCATTTTGCCTGACGATTTGATTCATGTATTGAAAAGAAAAAGCAATAGGAGCTTGCCGCTTTTTCTCCTTGAGATAATCTAAACTCCACATGTCGGGCCAATATGACTCTTCTTCGCCTGTCTCCGGGTTATTTAAGATCGCTGATAGGACGATTTGCGTCCAATTGTTCTGCGGACAAAACGTTGTTGCATGAATATCATCATGACGGAATCGTGTCCCCAGGCAAATCGCACGGCCTCCTTCAAACATCGTCGGCGCAATCACAGCATTCCAGTTATCCTGCATCATCTTGCGGATGTCTGGGTTGCCAATATCTGCGGCAGATTTCACCGGGTCATCGATTATCACGAGATGAGATCGTTTACTGGTCACTGAACCTTTAAGACCAGCGGCACATAAAGTAAATTGTTCTTCACCTGTTGTATCAATACCTGCAAACTTATGATCAATAGACCAGTATTCGTTACTGGTTACATTTTTTAAAAGTTTGACTGTAGGAAATACGTTTTGAAATTTTTTAGATTCAATAATACGTTTAATCGTGGCAGATTTAGAACGTGCAATATCAACTGTATAACTGAGGTACAGAATTTGTAACGGTTTTTTTAGTGTAGTATGAACACCAATTGCCCATGCTGTATACAAACCAAGAACAGTACTTTTAGCAGATCCCCGTGGACCTAATAAATCAATATTTGGCCCTGCAATTCTTAAAAGACAAGAGCTATCTTCGTTTGTAACTAACTGACGGTGCCAATCTTTATGATGTTCTGCTGGAACTTTATCAGCTACATATTCACAAAAGAAACCAAAATCGTTTCTTGCTTTTTCAAATAATTCTTCTTGATCTGACTTGCGTAATCGATGATTAGCAGCAGCTGCTTTAGCATTACGTCGATACGCAAGATGCAGATGAGAAGACACGTTTATAACAGGTACTAGATAAATAGTACTCTATTTTTTATCTTTATGTTTCTTAGCAGCTTTAGCAGATTTCAAGCCTTTTTTAGCCATTTCTTCTGCTTTCTTTCCTTTATCATTTTCTTCTTTTTTATTACTGGAATTGTCCTCATCACCTTTATTTTTTTTCTTGAAATATTCAAGAAGTTGAGGTGGCATTTTTTTCTTAGCCATTTATCAAGACCGTTTGTTTAAAAAACGTTGAAAGAGTTCAGGATCAACGTCTTCTTCTACTACAGGAACACCTGTAAAAGGATCAGAAGTTAACTCTGCATTTCTCCGATTACTGGCAATTACTTCCAATAAATTAGCTGGAGTTTCTTGGTCAAACATTTATATAAAAATTTTATTCTTCAAATTGTATTTTAGCCCATATAGACATTCCTGCTTCAGATAAAGGGCCTTCAATAGGATCATCTTTAAATACAGAAGTTAATTCACGCAGTGCACGATCAGCACCTGCAAGTAACAAACCTTTTCTATCTTTAGAAGATACAAAAGAATCTACTTGTGCAATTGTACCTCGCAGTTCTTTTTGCATTTGTGCGATACGTGCTACACCAGCATCACGCTTTACTGTAAAATTTTCAATATCTTCTCGTAATTTACGAATATCTTCTTGCATTTCATTAATTTCGTGCAAAAGAACTTTTAAATGATTTGGCTTAGGATATACAGCATTAACCCAATCATCAACACAGATAATACTACCGTCATAACCAATAAATTTAGCGTATAAATAAACTTGGATCGGAGAAAAAGTATCTTCTGCAAATGCATTAAAAGATTCTCTTGACGCGCTATCTAAATTATCTAACCAATGCTGAAACGTTTTTACATTGATATCAGAATCGATATGCTTTCTGGGATTGTTTGTAGTCTCTTTCTTCATCCTTTTCTCGGAAAGCTTGTTGTTGACGGTCGGTTTTACGTTCTTGGTCACCGGCCTCTTTCATCTTACCAATAGAAAAGTCATATGCAATTTGAGCAGCTTGCTTATATTTATCTGCGTCAAACCAGTCGTCATCATCATATGTCTTATCTACATCATCTGAACTTTTAAAACTAGAAGTCATTGTTTACTACCTAACAATAATTTAAGTATAACAGTGGCTGTTAATAAGACATTGCGTTTATTGTTTACCAGAAACCACTGACTAAAGAACCATAAATAGAGGCATCGCGTGTAATAGCAGCTACTTCTGCCTTTCCACTATTAATAATACTCTGAAGTTTATTTGCATTTGCTGCATCAAGATTCCGTAATTCAATCTCTCTAATCCTGTCAAGTTCGAAATTAGTTAAACCATCAGAATTTTTAAAAAAATCTGAACCTTTTTTATTGAACCCTTTTCCTCCTTTTCCTCCTCCTCCTTTCCCTTTATCACCCTTACCTCCACCACCTTTGTTGAGTATTGCTTTTAACCTATCAATAGTTGATTTGGTAACATCACCTGTTTTATAATCTTGTTCTTCAAACCATCCACTATCGTAGTAATCAATAACATCCTCAGGTTCAGCACCTCTATCTACCATCATGCGGATGTCTAATCCGCTAATCCTTGCGACATCTCTATCAGAACCTGCACCATATTTCTTAGCTTTCCAGTCTTCAATAATTTCGTAACTCATGACTTAGCCCCCAATTTTTTAAGGTAGTTTTTGCTAAATTCTGCACTTTTAGCACCAATATCTTTAAATGCTCTAGCAGCTTTAGCTCCTTTTTTACCCGTACCAAAAGCGGCAAATTCACCAGTTAAATTACCTTTTTTATCTCGTAAAGCACGACCATAATATGATTCTTTTGCAGTAATCTCTGGTGTTTTATATTTATTCATTCCTTCTAAGGAAGTAGCCATACGGCCTTGAATAAAATTACTTAATTCAGTAGCACTTCCTGTTTTACCCATAGATTGGGCTAACGTTTTATATGCCTTTAAATCATCTTTATTTAAATCACGGAAAAAATTGCTTTGCGCAGCACCTTGAATAATCTCTTTTTGATCTTCTTTTGGCAGTTCGTAGTTTAAAAACTTACTAAATTTTTTTGAAGTATAAAAATCACTATTACCAGGAAGACGACTATCTAGGAAAGCCGACGCAGTTTCTCTATCTAAATTCCCCTTAGTTAAAGCATCATAAATTATATTTGCAAACTCTCTAGTTTCACCACGACTTTCAATAAAAGTTTGATCAGCGTAATTGATAAAAGGTTTTAGAGAATCCGGAGTTTCATAGTCAATTTTAGGTGCACTCGGAGTCTTTGGTTTACCAAATAAAAAATCAAGTACCATGATTAAGCACCTCCAAACATTTGTGTAAACCTTGCAACTTGATCAGGCCCAAATCCCCGACCAGCCAAATTAAAACCAGCTTCTCTAGTTAAGTTATTAATATATGGCGCACTATTCATTAAGTTAAGAGATTGAATTGAACCTCTTACTTGTCGTCCATAATCAGTATCAGCAGCCTTTTGGCCCATACCAAACTGAGCTGCTAATAGATCAGCACCAGATTCTTGTTGGGCTTCGAACAAGTTCTTTTGGAACTTCATGGCCTCGCCACCAGCAGCTGCTTGAGACCTGGCTGCACCGCGCTGGCCTAAAAAGTTAAGACCTGCGCTACCAATGGTGGCTGCTGCCATCCATGGAAATGCCATATTACCTCCTGTAGGTGCTGATGATGCTGGATTAGGTATTCCCCATTTTGATTCCATTCCTCCTGGATTCCAAAAAGGGGAAGTATCGACTCCTGCTGTGGAATTTAAAAGGTCAGTGGATAATGAAGGAATTCTTGTCTGCATTTATCTATATTAACGCAACCTTATCAAATTCTAATATAGTTACGTGCTGGTGGATTTGCAGTTGCAGGCATTGAAGCAAGTGACTGTTTAATACCAGCTGATTGCTCACGCACTTGATCTGCTTGCATGCGAAGCATATCTCCGATATACATATTGCTACGTCGATATTGTTCGCTAAGAGTCCGTGGAAGGTCTTTTAAGACTGATCCCATGATCGTATTCCATTGGCCCATCCTGTTAGCTCTTTCTGCTTCTTCTCGACGTTTATCAAACAAGTAATCAGCTTGTTCTTTCCAATCTGTATTTGCGTCTTTTTTCATATTTTCCATAATATAAACTAAATTTCTATCAACTCCTTCAGGAAATTGCATAGGAGCTTGTTCTGGAGAAGGAGGTAAAGTAGTTGTAGCCCCTGGTAAAAATCCAGAATTATCAGGTTGATCTAATGCACCACCGAGGCCATGTCGTAAAGAACTATATGAAAAAGTAGGTGCTGATGGACCAAAAAAATTCATATGCTTACCAGCTAAATCACCACTAATAAAGGATGGTGCGTCTTCGCCAAAATAATTAATAGGTATATTATTCATGATTAAAAGCTAATGTTAGGGGCCTGCATTACAGCACCGGAGTAAGGATTAGACTGCAGTGCAGTACGCATCGTTGCACCACGTTCAGCCTGTGCGCCAGTTGCTAACTTGCCAGCGGTAGCCAGCATGCCAAGACGAGAATAGTTATTCGTCATGGTGTTCATCAAAGCCTGATTACGAGCAAGCTCTTGATTCTTCATCTGATTAATTAACGGCATTTGCCGTTGCATCATCGTGATCTCTTGATCATTCATAGCGCCCATCAGTTGCAGAAGATTCTGATTCTGTGCGCTCATTGAGCGGTTATAAAAATCAAGGTCTTGAGCAAACTGTTTCTCACGCTTTCCACGAGTTGCTGGACCGCTACCTTCTTGACCAGCAATCTCTTGTCCCGTTGCAGCAGCCTTAGTGCGCTCTGCCATCTGGCCCAGACCACCAGAAAGAAGGCCGCCGCCAAGGGCAATAGCACTTCCAACAACTTTGGGTGCAAGACCAGGCATCTGTGCAATTCGCGTGCCAAGAGCAGCAGCACCGATACCACCGGCTGCCTGCACAGTTGCTTCTAAAGTACGTCCTTCACTTGCAGACTCTGCTGCACTCATAAGACTAGGAGCTGCTAATAGCGCACCACCTAAAAGAGCACTGCGAGGGAACAATGCATTTTGTTGAGCTTGAGCCACTTTCTGACCCAAGTTTGATTGCAAATTCTGAAAACTTTGTTGTGCTGCGCCTGCGTAATATTTACCAGTAGCTGCAGGATCACGATAGAAACCTTGAGCAGCGAGTTCAGGTCTGAAGACGGTTAAAGCACCACCCTGTGGAATACGTTCACTCGCCATTTTGTTTTCTACGAATACTTTTATATTTAAATTCTATCTCAACTAATACCCTGCAGAATATAGTCCTTCAGGAAACTCTTCATTTGGTGAAACAACTTGATCATATCGAACACCATTTTCTACCTTAGTAATACCACCTGCATTGTTCTTGTAATAACTAACACCATATTCTTGAGTTGTTGGTAAGTCTGATTGACCAGCAGATGCAATCATTCGATTAGCTAACTTGCCAGCAAGTGCTCCGGTGAAAGCGCCTGCAGCACCATAAGCTAAAGCAGTACGGGTACGCGGTCCAACATAGTCAGTGCGTGTGCCAGTGCGATCACCAACTCCTTGACCCATACGCACTCTCTTATCTCCTTTTCGATAAACAGTTTTATCTACAGGACGCTTACCAGAAACACTTTCGGATACATCTTCACTACGTACAGTCCTTGGTTGTTTAGGACCAATGCCACCAGGAATAATTTCTGGCGTTGTGCGATCACCTGCAAGACGCAAGGCAGTTGCGCCACCAACTAATGCACCTGCCGCCTGTAAACCCACTGGGAATCCAACAATACGTACTTCAGGTTCACCTTGTAAATTTTCCATGGTGCCTTTAATGACACCAACACCTAAGGGACCTTTTTCGTTATACAAATAATTCATATAGTTTGCATAACGTTGCTTAGTAAGATCTGGAATATCTTCTTGTGCAGTAGCAAATTTCAAAGGTCGTCCTTGACGACCAAGAACAAAACGATCAATTAATTCGGGAGCAATTTGTCCTGTTTGACGACGATCTTCTGATCCCTGTTCTGCATATGACTGAGCAAAACCTTTTGGCCTACCTAATTCAGCAATGTTAGTTGGATCAAATGTACCTAACGAAGCACTAACAGGAATACCAATGCCAGCCAAAGTAATAGCACTACGTTGTGTTGGTGTGTAGTTTAGATATCGATCTCCAATGATTTGCTCTGCTGCTTTATCAGCTAGAGCCATTGGATGGTTATAACGCCAATACAAATGACGAGTTGCGTCTGTACCAACGTCAGTTAATAACCGTGCACCTACAGCACCTGCTAATTGCACAGGTGTTTCCAAACCAACACCCTCTTTTTTTAAGCCTCTGTAAAACTTTCTTGCGTCTTCTGTAATTGGAAGCACGCTATGACCACGATCTTTCGTACCCATTTGGCTAACAGCTTTCTGCCAACCTTTTAAATAATCTGCTCTATATCCCATGATCAAAGCCCCAGAATTTGTTGCATACCTTTTTCATAACCAGCCATATCAAAGCCTAGTCCACTATCATTCATTGCCTGTTCAAGCATTGCGTTTCTTGAAGGCATCCCAAGATTTTGGAAGTTGGTATAAGGCATATAAGCACCCGCTAAAAGCTGGGCATCATTATTGACTGCCGCACGTTGTGTTTGCTGCTGAAGAATCTGTGCTTGCTGTGAACCTTGAATACCTTGAGGACTCATTCCACCTGTTAATGCCATAACCGGAATAGAAGAAGCAACAGAAGCAGCAACGTTAACTGGTGTCTCTAATCTTGAACGAACACGTTCTCGGCTAGTGACTTTCTGACCATCTTTACCTCTTTGAGTTACTGTCCGATAACCCTTTGGACGGAGTCCACGAACAAGACCAATACTGGCACCAGAAGCAAGAGCATCAGCACCGCCATACGCAAGTGCTTCCATTGGATCCATGCCAAAAGCAAGATTAGCTCCCGTATTGATTGCACCACTTAATGCAGCCTCACCAGCAATTCCTTGTAGTCCTTTAGCTCCTCCTAAAGCACGCAAAGCTTTAGGACCAAGCAACCTACCAGCTAATCTTGTTATTACTCCAAGTGCCATGATATTGCCTAATATTTAACTATTCTATTCGTTAATAATCTGAGCAACAGTCTTGTTATCTTCAATTTCATTTTCTGCACGCTTCTCCATCTTCATCATAATGAAGTTCTGTGGGTCAGGATTTTTAACACTAGGCATTGTGCTCTTAGCTGTTTCACCTGGATTTACAGTTGGGCTAACTCGATACATCTCCTCCCACATTGGGTTGTATTCTGGATATGTGCGAAAGTCTGCAACTGTATTTGGTTTGCCAAGTTCAAAGTCATATAACTCTTTACGATTTTTATCAAAGCGTGGAAGACCAGTAAACAACTGAAATTCAGTTGGATCACCACCCACAAAATTAAGACGTGGGTTTTGAGTTAACTTTTTAGTCTGTAATTTATTTAATAAATCCTCTGTTTCAAAACGTCCACCAGCAGTAAACGGTGCTTCAGTCGGCTTACTCTTAAAAGCCTCCTGATAATTAATTTTTTTCTTTTTATGGAACTTACGATCTACTTCTGCAATGTAATCAGAAGGATCTGAAAGTCGTGCGTCCCGTGGCATTACTTCTTAGCCTTTTTCTTCTTACTTAATTTTACAAGAGTCTCCCGAAGCTGAGCTTGCTTCCTTGTTTTTTCATCATACTTTTCAGGATTCTTTTCTACATTTGCTTGAAGTTGAGCAGATGTAATTCCTTTCTTTTTTGCTTTTCTGGTAAAGGATCCCTCTTTGATGTCAGCTTTTTGAATCCACTTACTATCCTTCTTTTTTTTCTCAGACATCAGTAACCCCTAGGACGCTCAACAACAAACTGGTCACGGAACCTATTAGGCATTTTAACAGGACCACCTCTGAGGGCAGGATCATTCATCAGCTGTTCAGTAGTAAAACGCTCTTGTCCCCGCATGTTTGGATAACGAATATTTTGTCCATACTGAGTAATTACAGGACCAGTTGCTTGACCTTCCCGTGCTGGACCACGATCCACACGACCAATCTTAGGTAAACCAGGTGATTGAGTTAACGGACCAATAGGCTGAGGCATACCTGCTTGAACACGTTCAGTTGCAGCTTGCTCTGACAACTGTTGCTGAAGCGGGCTTGTAATGTAATCATAACCAGTTTTTGTATCTCTATACACAGTGCGAGTAGGAGCTTCTGGACCAGCAAAAGACATTGTGCGTGCACGCGCTGCTGGATTTGCACTTAAGTTAGGTAATGTACGACCAACATCAGTGGGACGGTATGCATCAGACTGTGGCATTGATGCATAATCAATATTCACAGTAGGACTAACTCCTGTAACAACACCGGCAGGCTTACTGCCTGTTGCTTCAGGACCAACGTAGTAACGAGCATAACCGAGTCGTTGACTAGGTTCTGGACCAAGATTGGGGTTTACTGCAGTGCTAGACGATTTACCTGTTGATAAATAAGGTGTATCTAAAGGTTGATTACCAAATATTTCTAGTTGACGCCTACGACCGCCTGGTCCTACTACAATATCAGCAACAGGCTCTGTAGTTTGAGAAGGTGTATAAACATAGCCTGGAGTTTGTTTCTGTGTTAACCCACCACTAATAGCCCGCTGAAGGAAGGCTTGAGACTGATCTTCAATCTCTGCTGCAACTTCAGGGTTAGAAACAACACCACCTTGAACCAACGGTGCACTTTCTCCGACAACAACATCTTTCAAGCTTCCAGCTGCATCACGAGCTGCTCCGGTATAAACATCACTTGGACCAATAGCACCAATAACTTCTTTATCTCCTTCAAAACCGATTCCAATATTCCGAATATCAGGAGTAACAGGAGCTGGTTCTGAAGGCTCAACTGACATGCCTTGACGTAACGTTTCCATAGAACGTGCTACATCTTGAACTGGTTGAGAAGCCGGAACTGGAGGTTGATTCTCAAAACGTTTACGGGATGTTTCGGAAGCTTCTAAACCTTTACGGCCACGACTTAATGCGCGGTACTGAGGACCAGACATATCAACGCCTTTATCCATTGACGTTTGTGCCCGTGTTTTTAATACTCGTTGTGCAGTTTGTAATTCATCTAAATCTTGTTGCATCATATCTCCATAAGGGATACGAGCTTTATTGCTAGCAATTTGCTCTAACTCATCATCGCTATAGCGATTAAACATCGCCTCAAGCTGTACTTTTGGTTTATATTTTTCTCCTCGTTTTGCAACTCGCGCACCAGTGCTTGCATATGTTGTTTCTCCACCTGCACCATAGAAACGTACATCACCTGCTCTATCAATTAATCCGCCATCGACGTCATAATAAGAGCGATCCTCATCAACTTTTCCGCCCCGTAATTGACGGCCTTGTAAGTTAGTTTCAATCGGCGCATCTTCTCCAGTCAAAACAGTTTCAATAGTTTCACGCGGTGCATCAATTGCAGAGAGAGTCTTCTGTTCTCTACGTTGACGAATATTATCTACATCTCGGTAACCAGGGAGTTCGCCAGTTTTACCTTGACGCTGTTCTTTTGCAAACCTGGCACGATCTGCTACAGCACGTGCTTCTGTGCGTAATTCATCAATGATTCCTTCTGCAGCTACACGCGTAGGATTATTTTGAATGCGTTCCAGTGCTTGACCAACTGCTGCTGCTTGCCTGGACTCTTCAGGCGTATAGTCATACTTAAGATCAATCTCTTGACGAATTAAGTAATCGCGTGCATCTTGCACAAGTTGATTCTCACGGAATAAAGCATCTTGTGCACTTTGTGTACTAGAAGCATCAAGAACATCTTCATTGACCATAGTCATATCAATATCTTCATTGCGTTGCAGTTCACGCAAGAAGCGACCATCAGATTGATCTTCTGCAGTATTTAAAGCAGCTGCACTTTGCTCCTCAATTAGGGGTTCGCGATTTTTTTGGAAGTCAACAAGAGTATCTTCTTGTTGAATCTCTCTGAGAATCTCTTCAGCTTTAATTTTTTTAACTTCATTTACATTACGAGTCTGCCGCGCAGACTCTTGACCCATCATTGCCCGACTCTCTCGTTCAACATCAGGTTCTAAATCTTTAATTAATTGATTAACACGTTCATCAATTTGTGCTTGAGCAAATTGTCTACGAGCGAGTTGACGACTTGCTTCTACTTCGTCAATACTTCCATCGCCAACAACTGCTAAAGGTCCGCCCATTGGACGGTTACTCTTGCGAGGAGCATCAGGATAAGTATTAATTTCTTGAATACGTTGACGACGTGCCATCAGTGCACGATCTTCCTCAGAAAGTGCACTAGAACCTCGTGGATACATGATCCCAGTTTCAGGATCTACAATCATCATATTCTGACGATTTACAATCTGTGCATCTTGACCTTCATAACTAGTTGGAGGTCGATATTCAACATCTTTTCCTACACCAGGATCTGGGTATTTATCTACAAGATCACGATACAAATTCTGTGGCTGACGGCGTAAATCAGTTCGTTCTGCGGCAGTAGGACGCTCATTGCCAGTAAAACCAGAGCTACGGTACTGATCACTCGGTGTAGGTTCCCGTCTACGGGCAAGATCAGCGAAACCAACACCTCCACGGCGGCCACCTGCACTAGATGCTGCTCGTTGCGCCTGACGATTAGCTAATGCACGGCGACCAGCAGCAGTGCCTAGAGCTAATCCACCAAGACCCAGGGCACCAATTGCAATATTCTCTCCAATATTGTTTTCATCCTCGCTTTTTAACTGGTTATTCCGAAAATTACGGACCTCAGGGTACATTTCAGCCCGTTCTTCTTCATTTTGTGGGTAGGGACGTCCAGTAGCCCGACTATATGCTGCGTAATCGGTGGCATTTAACATAATCGTCCTATTATCAACAAATATTTTTAGATATCTATATTTTAACGGGTAAAATTTCTTGGAACTAAACTATATTTATAGAAATGCCCAAGTAATAGGGATGGAAAGTCCGAATCGAGAGATGAGGGAAGCCGCTGATGCTTTAATTGCTAACGAAGCGTCGGCAATGGAAGCAAAAGGTAGTTCACCTCTAGAAATTCAAACCTTTTTAAACGGAGCTAACCGGGCCAGGGCCGAAGAGTATCCGGATTACGGAAAGATGGGCCGCGCAGCTGAAGCAGCAGCGGCATACAGAGCAAATATTGCAGAGTGATTTGGGGTAAAAGTTTGGGGTAACTGGGGAATTTCCAGTTATTTTTTGCTGAAAATTTTTATTCCTAAAATATTTTTTATAATTTTTTTATTTTTTAAAATATCAAAGTAATTACTGAGTATTTGTACCGGGTCCACCAGGGCTCTTTTTTTGTGGCCGGGGGAAAGCCCGAGTTTTTACCTCAAAATAGTTTTGATTTTCCTGACTGTTCTCACAAGTGTCTTCCGACTGGGAATGCGTAGAGAAAAAAAATAACAGCCAACGGCCTATAGGAGGAAGCACGCAGTGGAAAGCGGAAGAATGTGAAGATTAGCTAAAGATTTAGCACAAAGTGCGACAATTTGTCAGCTAATCGACACAATCCGCTCTCTTTCTGAGACTTTCGCGCACATTTAGGTGTGCTATTATCGCTGCTTTTTTCCAAGTAATACGGTTAGTTATCCACAGCTTGTGGAGAAAGCTACGTTTACTTGTGGAAAACACAGCCAACAACCAAACAATTGTAATTGATTTAATCAAATGCAACTCTTTATAGTTACTTGCGACTGTAAAACTGTTTCAGTCTGGGCTGATTACTCTGATGCTGAAGCAGCTGCCTCTGAGGCAGGTGCGATGGATCCTGAGGTTAGTTACCAGGTTGAAACAGTTAACCAACGCGAGCTGCTTAACTTCTGGGATAACAATCCAGAGATGTATATCAGTGGTGTCTTCTGATCCACTGAACAACAGCCAACAACTGAGACCTGAGCATGTCTCTAAACTGCTCAGTTCATATCACATCTAATCAAATGCAAACACTTGCTTTTGTCACTGACAAGTTCTACTTCGAGTTTGTTATCAACTCCGAAGAAGATCTCGCACGCATCACCAAGCGTGCATTCAAAGGTGTCAAGTTTAATGATCAGAGCACAGTGACAACAGTCACTGCTGCTCGTAAGTACTACGCAACATTGCTTGCTAACTGATCAATGACTGACGTTAAACCCAACACACCACTGACTGACAAGGAGAAGCAACGTCTTGCAGACATTGCAACCCTTGGCCTCATTGGTATCAGTGCCCTTGCATTCCCACCGGCTGCTCTAGTCGGTGGTGTGCTCTGGGCACGGGACGTTATCAAACGTCCATCCAAGTGATCCGTCAAAGCGGGACCAGGGGTGCAAACCCCCTGGCACTTATTGCCACAATCTAGTGGCATCTATTACATCACACCATGTCTTTTATCAAAGCAGTTCCTGCTATTTGTTTTGGTCTTGCACTTGGCATGCTTGGTACTTCTGCGTTACAGAAACATCTGAACAGCCAAGCAAGATATGACTGCAACAAGCCAGGTATATCAGACACCCATCGCTTGGTCATGTTGACCAGTGTCGTAGGTGATACTTATGCTTGCATGCACATTCGTTATCTTGGCGGCTAATCATTCGTTTAAATTGAATAGATGGACCTGAACATGTCCTTAAACTGCTCGTGTCCACCTAACTACATCACAACACAGTGATCAACACACTTCGTCTTCTTATTCCTGTAGTTCAAGCACAGGTCGAGAACGATCTTTACAACCTTTCAGCCAAGTGGACCGACGAAGATGGTCTGTGCTCCAAGCACACCGTCAAGATCGGCTACACCTACAACGACGAGAAGCTTGCACTTTTGCAAGGTGAACGTCAACAAGACGGCAGCTACGTCTACGTCTCACCAAAAGGTCGGGTGCATCACTGCCCAGCAGAGAAAGCCGCGGCCTTCATCAAAGCTCAAGCCGAACGTCAATCTCAATACAACACCTGGAAACAACGCCAGCAGGGTGTTGAGCCAGTAACTGTATCTGTCGAGAGTTGACCTAACAGAGATGCATTGCCCACTCTTAGTTAGTGGGCATGCTATCTCTTTGCACACATCACATCACACCACAATGAAGCAACAAGTTCAAGATGATGTTCCCCCTCCACGAACCACCACCACTACCACCACATATACCGGCACGAGCACAGCTGAACTAAAGCAACGTGCGATTGAGAGTGCCAGGCGTAGAGGATGGGTAGTTCTTGAAGCAGGCACTGACTACACCTCGATAGTCATTGCTTTTGAGAACAACCTACACGCCAAACAATACCGTGAACTCATCATTGTTGACGGTATCGGTGACGCTCAATGGGTTGAAGCAGAACCAGACTGCTTCCATGACCCTAAAATCTTGGAGAAGATCGAATGCTTCAAACTTAATACACATCAAGTCTGATGATCCATCTGTACAACGCACACAATCTTTCTCCCAATGGGCACAGTTTTCGCATCACTCCAGGACACTTTTGTCGGCTGGATAGCTACAAGAGTCCTGGCTTGCGTAACGCTTTGGCTCGTTGGATCTATCATCTTCTGAAATTATGAACATCACTACAACACAACGTCACGCTCTTGAAACCAAGATTAAAGCTGTAGCTAATGCTGCAGGCGAAAAGCTACACAAACAGTATCCCAACATGAAATTCATGTATGAGATACGACCAGGTAAGAAGTACTACAAGGTTGTAACTGGTCACGTCACTGGACTAGCACAAGATGCACCAACGCAATGGTCAGCGTGGTGTTTCATTGATGCAACAACAGGTGACGTTTACAAACCTGCTAGCTGGAAAGCACCGGCTAAGCATGTACGCTACAACCTATTCAATGAAAACTCATACAACAAAGCACTAAAGAAAGCTGATCCATACGGCAGCTGGCTTTACATGAACTAACAGCCAACAACTACTATGTCTAGTATCAAAGTTCTATTTGAATTAACTCCTGATCAAGTCAATCAAATTCTTTATTGCATGGAACAAATGGCATCTGATTACACAGATGAAACCACTAAAGATTACAAAGATTGGTCTTCTGCATTAGAAGCTCTTCAAGAACCTCTAGTTTGCCGACGCTGACTGATTGCCTGTTGATCGCGCCGCCCTCTCGCCCTTCTCACACCTTTGCCCCATGTCAGACCTAGTTCACATCGACCTAGAAGACGCTCAAGCCATTGCTCAGAACATTGAAGAAAATCTTCAATTCGACGAAGATGTCGATCGAGAGTTCTGGCAAGTAATTTTAACGCGCCTGAATATCGCTATTCGCCACGCTTCAACTGATTGATTGATGGACCTGAGCATGTCCTTAAACTGCTCAGTTCCTTATATCAAATCACATCATGTCACTCATCAAACAGTGGATCATCGACCAAGAGCGCAAGATGGATGAAGACTTAATGTTCTTCGACGCAGACCGTCACTATTATCTTGAACAAGCTATGCAAGAAGAGTGTGACGAACCGGGAACTTCAGAAGAAGCTCCATCAGAGCCAAAGTCAAATGTCCCATTTTAATTATTACATTATTGAGTCTGACTATCACGTTATTGAGCACATCCTTTGCCTCCTCTCATTTCTTTTATGGCCCTCAAAACTTGGACAGAGCGTTACCCAAAGACCGGCCTTGCTCGGTTCTACATCAACGCTTATAACATCCACAAAGACTGGGAAGGTGAACCCATCACAGTCTGCGTCCACAAAGTCTGGCAAAACTACGGTGGTCCAGAAGAAGGAGGTTGGTGGTATGAAGCAGGTACCCCAATCGCAACACACTTCGTATTCAGCAAAAAGTCAGCCATTAAACGCTGCATCGAACTTGCAAAAGAATTCGAGGTTACAGATCAAGAGCCCATTGATGACAGTCGTGGTCTCACCGCTTACGACATCACATTTTGTGACGGGTATGCCCAGTACTATCCCTCTGAACAGCCTCACTATTGCTAAGCTTTAATCGCGGCAAACACGGGCGATACCCGGAGATTTAACCCTCCGGGTATTTTTTTGTCTATTTACATGAAGTTTATTGTAATGAACTTCCAACATTTATTTGTCGTTTAATTATTGTATTTATGGACACAGTCACTGACATTTACGGTTCCTACTACCAAGAGAAGGGCCGTAAAATTCCAACCAAATCTTCTTTGTCTCCCTCAGCTACAAAACTGTGGCGTGAAATGGAAATGGCAGTTCATGCTCAGCTTTACCAAGATGGATCTACAGCAGCTATTGACATTGCAATTGATCGTTTATTAGCTGATCCAGGTTGTAGTTGGCAACGATCAACGATCGAATATTGGATCCGCCAGCACTATTACAAATAAACCAACCAGACCTAACAAAGGACACACTATTTTAAGCATCATGTCTGACATCACTACACCAAACAACATTCCAGATTCTAAGAAACTTGCGGCCATGCAGATGGTAGCTAAGATGCGAGCGGCAGCAGACAAAGCTGGCATCCCGTTCGTTGGAGGCTTTATTGCACCTGACGGTTCCAAGTTCATGATGAATAACTTGGGCGATGACGAGGATACTATTAATCAAATGCTACCTGATTCCTTAAAAGATTCTTAAATCAATGGATTCAAATTCTATTGCACTTTCACCATTTCATTTCAAACTTCTTCAAGCAAATGCAGCTCATCTCATGATGCTTAATGCTTCTGACACATGGGAAGAAATTTTCTTTTCTAATCGTTGGAAAGCATTAGAGCAAGAATTAGACCAAATCGCATCTGAAATCTTTAATGATCACAAATCATGACTATTGAACTACCGGCTCACAAAGTAACCGCGATGACAAATGTCGATCAACAAATGATTGAATTGTTATCAGACATTTTAGACATCGATGAATCACGAGTAATTGAAATTGCATTGCATGAATGGCTTGAGGCTAACTTTATGCGAGTTAACTCACTTCATCGCAATACACTTTCAACTTACAATCAATTACATCCCAATTCAAAACCTCATTGGATTCAATCCCCTTCCTGACATCAATTCAAAATGACTCAAAAGAAATCAGCATTTAACTTTGACAAAACCATTTTTGGTTTCAATATTACCGAACGTGGTGTCAAATCATTCTCTAAAACATTCAAAGTCGGACCTTTTAGTCAGACACTGAATATCAAATTGAAATCAGGTAAGGTCAGGGGAACAACATCATTGCCTGGCACTGGCCTAGCTAAACGGTACGATCTACCAAGCTTGGAAGATTTCCAAGTGCCTGACCTGCCTGAACACAAAGAGGACATGTGGCATGACTCGAATTAACCACACCAAAATTCCAAAGGGGGCTCAAATCTTTACAGGAGCCCGTGGTTCAAACTACATCTTGCGTAATGGCAACAAGGTCTACATTGATTATCAAGATCAAAAACTTTATCCGTCAGCAAAAGGTGCAATGAGCAAACCACGAACAACTCCTCGACATAGAGATCCAAAGAAACGTGGAGCTTTTCTACGTTTTATTGAAAATCAGTCTCAGTCTGTTTAACCCCCACACCCCCGGAACAGCCGCCACCACACTTTTTATTATTAATGGTATAACTTTTAATTACTTTACACACTACCACTCAACACACACCAAGTTTTTTATGGCTATTCAAACCTATGGCAACGGTGGATTTGTTATCACTAACGATGACACCTACAAGTTCAAACTTCTCACTCTCCACAAAGCTTTACTGCTTGAAACCAAAAACATAAAGCTGTCTCGTAACTTTCCCAGTGTATATTCAACTGTGAAAAAAGAGTATGGCTTTAAAGGTTCTAAGATAAAAGTATTGGCTCAATTTGAGTCAATGTTGATTGAGAAATATAAACTGCCAATCACAAGACATATGACTGACTAGGATGTGTGTGGTTGCACACAATCCATACAATAATTGACCAATGGACCTGAGCATGTCCTTAAACTGCTCATTGATCTATACTATTTCAAATCATGTCACTAATCAAAACCTGGTTACTTAAACAGCAACGCCTCAACAATGCTGTCAAAACTGAGTACACTCAAGACCAACAATTTATTCTCAACGACATTGCCAACGAGCAAGAACAACTTATGCAAGAACTTATGTCAGAAGAGATGGCGGGCGATGCCGACTATCATAGCTAATAAATCTTATTATTTCACATGATTATGACTACTAAACTTGTAGGCTTTGATGTCTACAAAACTTTTTCCGGTATGGCTGATCAAATTCAACGAGAACTTATTCAACTTGAAACATCAGGTGAAACAACAACAGCCAACTACCATGAAAAGGTTGGTTATCAAAAAGCCATGCGTCAAGCTGCACTTACAGTCCTTACAACACTTGATAATGATGCACTTTTTGGTTTTAACAAATGACTAACGAAATTCTTTCAATCGAATTAATTGAAGTCGACTGCACTAATTCTGATGGATCTATTGACTGGGTTGTTGTTGCCAACATTGCTGACATGCGTTTGCTCCGTCCTGCTATCTATTATCCAGCAGAACTTGCAGAACCTGAAGAATGGGGCGCAGGGATTTGCAGCGCCGTGGTAACAACAGAAGAAGATGAACAGTCTCCACTATCTGCAGGTACAGAGATTGAACAGATTATCTACCTCCAGAACATGGATCTAGACTGGCAACTCGATGAAGAGTAACTACCTGGGCAGCAGATGCTAACGCAATTTTCTGTGTAAGTCCTAGGCTTTTTCATTACATCACACTACATTGCATTATGTATTTCAATCTTCCTAATCAGCTTGCACTCGAAGTTGCAGGCTATGACGCAACACGCAAGAAACTTGCAGCTGCCATGGCTGCAGAAGATCGTAACAAAAACAAACGACAGACTTTCCCTTGTGGTCGTCCTTCAAATATGTTTCCTACTCATATTGTCAAAGACAATTTGTGGGAAACAACTGTTGAAGCACTTAACAAAGACAAGTCACCAGACAAGTTTCACTTGTTTACTAAGCCTGTCTTTGGACAGGAACCTGAACCTTTTGCTGTTGTTTACTATCATCGCCAACTGTGGGTAGCTGCATGGCTGCCACGGTCAAAAGATGATTCTTATATTTATGGCTTGACGATTGCTTATCGAGATACAGCAGCGGCACGCAAGCAATGCACTGATGCATACATCACAAGTCGTCGCACGATTGGTAAACATATGTTTGACCAGTTTGAAGAATCCAAAATGCTGCCACGCGTTAAAGATGGTCGTAGTTACTGGTATCGCAAAACAATTCTTATGACTAAAAATAATATTGCGGATGGCTATACCGGTAACTACTGGAAAAATCCCAACCGTAACGACCATCGCCTTAAGTCTTACGGCAAGACTTGGCAAATGTATCGTGCTGTTCAAAAATGGGAGAACCAACTTGCTAAAGATATTCCTCAGTTCAAAGGAGGAACAAACGATGAAATCTTCACTCGGCTTGATCCTGAAAATAATAAGTTTGAAAATATCTTGTCAGGCTACTGGTCTAGGCCCAGGTGGATGGGTGGTCAAGATAAATACATCCATGATGTAAATGATATTCTTGATAAATTACGTCAACGTTTTTGTTCAAAATGGATGCAAGATGTGTTTTCTGCAAAGTGGTTTAGATCTTTAATTTTAAATGCAATGAATGACACTAAGGTCATTCATGAAAATACTATTACAGAAAATATATACGATCGTGAAGCACTTAAAGCACCTTATGCAATCCTTTATCAGTTTCTATTATCTATTAATCAAATTAAACAAATTTATCATGACATTGATCACAATTTGCTTCATTCTAGATTTGATTGGCTTTCTAAATTAGAATTAGATTACAATATTAATAACAACGAGGTTGGTCATCAATGGATGCGAGAAAACTTGCCTGTTGAATCATTTCTCAACATGCTTTATCAAAAATACAAACAACAATTAGATTTTGACCGACAAAAAAGTGAATCAGGAGGTTATTTTCTAAGTTGTGACTCTGCTACAGGACAACATCATATTTATTTACACGATTGGCGTGATACTTATCAGATGCTTTGCCAATGCATTACTGCTGGTTTTACTGACAACATCAAGCCCAGGCGCTGGCGTTTGATGGAATGGCATGATCATCTCATGGCAGAGACCTGGAAAATCAGTAACGCTAACGTTGACTTACCTCAGAAGCTATTCCCTCAACCCATCAAGGTTGAGCAATGTAATGACGGTGAAGATGTTAAGTACAGCTTCTTCCAACCTCATGACACACACCAGCTGGCAGCTTGGGGTCGAGCCGTACGCAACTGCGTTGGCGGCGGCCATGGCTATGCAGATGGAGTCAAGAAAATGAAGCACCTCATTATCTTGACCATGATTGAGAATCAACCGCGCTACACCATTCAACTCACTGTTGATAATGGTGTAATGACTGTTAATCAAATCGCTGACATTGGTAACAGAAGACTTAGTGACTTTGAACGTTCCAATGTTGAAGACGCTTTCAAACTTGCGTTGACAAAGCGAGAAGAAGAACTAACGTAAGCACGGCTTCGGCTTTCCTTGTTCGTAGGGTGTTAGATCAGGTGCTTTAACACCTGATCTTTTCTTGGGAGTGTGGTGGAATCGGTAGACACACCAGACTTAAAATCTGTTGACCATTACGGTCGTGCGAGTTCAAGTCTCGTCACTCCTACTTCCTGCGAAAAACATTTACTCTTCATTAAATGACAACGTCTCCATCTCCTGGTCCTAGATCAAAAGGTGTTCAATATGTAGTAGGCGACCGTGTTATGCACAAGCCTGCATTGCAAATGGCACTCAATTCACCATTGCCTGATCGAAAGAAGCAAGGCACAGTTATTGAAGTTATTTACAAAACAAACAAACGTGGTGCCAAAATGCCTTATGTTCGTGTTCAATGGGATGACAGCCAAATGCCTGAGTTGCACATGACAATGAGAATTAAACATGTTGATGACTGACGCAATGTTTACACCACATGATGTCAAACTTGTTTGGCGCACTGATGATGCTGAACAGATGATTGTTCGTATGGCTCGTGTTTCTGCACCTCAAAATGCAGAAGACATGAGTACAGGTCCTAGGCTTCTACGTTATTTGATTAATAATAAACATTGGTCGCCATTTGAAATGGCTTCCATGTGTTTAGAAATTCATACAACTAGAGCAATTAGTCCACAAATCTTACGTCATCGTTCATTTTCATTTCAGGAATTTTCACAACGCTATGCCAATACTAATTCTATTGGTCGTCCCATCATTCCTCATTTGCGCTCGCAAGATCCAAAGAACAGGCAAAACTCCACAGATGATCTTAGAAAACGTTTGGGCAAAATTAAAATTGCAGATTACAACCGTCGCATCTCAATTCTCTTTGAAGAAGCGGAGCATTTATATCAAGAGATGATTTCTGATGGTGTTGCTAAAGAATGTGCAAGATCTATTTTGCCATTAGCTACGCCTAGCAAAATGTATATGACAGGAACTCTCCGGTCATGGCTTCATTACATTGATTTACGTTCAGCAAACGGTACTCAACTTGAACACAAACGTATTGCCGACCAATGCAAAACAATCTTCAAAGAACAATTCCCAATCATTGCAGAAGCCATGTGGCACAAAAACTAAGAACTTTTTTCCTGAATACTCACATCAATGTGGTTATCTTCAATTAACTTGTGCCTGTTGTCAAAAGAAATTTTGGCGGCGTGTGGGCCAAGAAAAGGATCGATTACGTAGAAAAATGACAGGTCCTTATTGTTCTAACTCTTGTCAATCTAAATCACGTACAAACAAATCAGGTGGTAATTACAAATTAACTCCTGAACTTGTTGCCAAGATGCGTGCATGTGATCGCAAAGGCGTGCCCATTAAATTAATGATGGAAACTTTTCAAGTGTCTAGATCGTGTATTTATGACATAGTTAGGTATTGTAAATGGAAGGATGTTCCAGATTTAGATGGAGTTAGAAGAAGCTCTCGACCTGTTATACAAAGGTACTAGTAATGTTGCTATCACTGCAAAAGAAACAGGTGTCACATTAGAAACAATGCAACACCTGCTTACTGATTACATTAAACTCAGGCCAGTTGATCCTGATGTTTGGCTAGCCGATGTAGAACTCGGCTGGCCGTGGGTTTGAACTTATGACCGTACATGATTTAGAACTCATGGTCTTTCTCCTTGCACCAGCCATGTTCATGTCTGTCCTTCTTATATGGACTTTTGCTGCTGGTGGTTAATCAATCGTTGGCAATGCGTTCACGATCGAGTTTTGATTCAAACTCTTCTCGTTGACGCTTAAGCCGTTCTTTCATCATCCACTCGGTCAGTGGATCCCGGCGCTCATATTTGACGCCTCGGTAGGTCAGCTGCTGTGTAGCCATGATGTTCTCCGCTAAAGCCCAGGTCCCCGTTCCATGGCCTGGTGAATTGCGCCAGCACTATAGCTGGTGAACGTACTAACATTCTACTGCCACCCAAACTTTTATGCCTGGCACTCCTCGAACCAAACGCGAATATCACTACACAACATCTGAAGTCTTACAAAAGACTCTGATGTCTCGTGCTGCATTAATTCGTTATGTCAAAGCAGGTAAGTTTCCAGCTCCCAAACTAAAACCTAAAGACATTGGAGCCAAGGGGGCTGATTGGTATTGCAAACATGAAGTCAATGAATGGATTGAAAAAAATACTGATTTTGTTTCATGGCGACAGAAAAAAATCTCTGAGACTTTTAATGTCACTATTGAAGCTAAGCAAGTAAGACAAATTCGTGAAGCTTGCAAACTTCTTAAATGTGACGAATTAGACTTTATCCGCGATGCTGCTATATGGAAAGCAGACCAAGTTAAAAAGCTAACAGCCAACGAACGTCCATTTGAAAATTATATTGTTGAATATGATGATTAATCTTTTTTCTTTTATTCTTGTTGCAACAATGTGGGTACAAGTCCCTCAATGGAATGCTGATTGGTCTAAATGTTCAATAGATGTACCTGATATTGATTGTCATTGGTACATTACTAATCCTGACAATACATTTGGCTCAGGATTTTCCTGGAAAAATGCACCTTGGTTTAGTGTTGAAGGTCTTTTAGATGTTTCAAAACTTAAAAATACAATGACTAATTTACAAAATCATTAAAGCTTAATCTGGGCAGCAAATTAGCCAACGTTTGCGTAAGTCCCACTTAATCACACTGAATTAAATCATGCACACCTTGAAATTTTCCACAGGCAATGCAAAGCTTGGTAAACGTCTCATCTTTTCCTTACCAGCAGGTTACACCTGTCCTAACGCTGGTCATTGCAAAACATTTGCTGATCGTACTACAGGTAAAGTCCAAGATTTACCGCAGTCAGCTCACGCAACTGGACTTGAGTATCGCTGCTTTGCTGCCATGTCAGAGGCACGCAGTAAGAACTGCCGCGATGCGCGGTGGTTTAATTGGGACGCACTTAAAGAGATCCTTCATTCTGAAGATACAAAAGATCCAGTAGGTGTTATTGCTGATACAATTTCTTACGGAATCTGGCAATACAACAAAGGCCAATTAGTTTATGATCTCTGTCGCATCCATGAATCTGGAGATTTCTGGTCTGAGCTTTATTTCCAGGCTTGGTTAGAAGTTGCGCGACAGCATCCCAAAATTAAATTTTATGCTTACACCAAACAACTCAGCTACTGGCTCAATGCTCAAAGTGACATTCCTTCTAACATGTTTCTCACTGCTTCAGTTGGCGGTAATCTCGATCCTTTACTCACCAGGTATGCACACATCTTTAAACGTATAGCTCATGTGGTCTACACAGAAGATCAAGCTGCTGATATGGGTCTGGACATTGACCATGACGACAGCCACTGTTTTGGTAATAAGCCGTTTGCACTTTTAGTACACAACATACAACGTGCAGGATCTGACGCATCAAAAGCATTAGCTGCACGTAAACGTCAGGGATCTTGGACAGGTTATTCAAAATAATTAGTTGCATATTTAGATGGAATGGGTACTCTTTACCTGTTCCATCTTTTTAATGTGTCTTACTTAATTACTGCCATCATTGATGGTATTCCTCATGCAGTCCGTCCTAATGTTGCTAACAATTGTTTTGAACTAATTAAAATCAGACGTGACTCAGAAATATCTAAAGCTTTTTGTTCTCCCAACAAAACTGGTGCTGTTAGTATTCTCAAATGGATAGAAGAAAATGATGCAAAACTTTCTAGTAAAGGACTTGAAGTTCAACCTCAAGCCAAATTCTTCCACTGAAAAGTGGTACGTATTTGATTTAGAAACTAACGGACTTTATGATGATGTTAATGAAATCTTCTGCATCGTTATCCACGATGTCAACAGAAACCAAACTTTTAGTTATGGGCCTGAGTCTATTAACCATGCTCTTAATCTTATCCGCTCCGCTGATTGTCTTATTGGTCATAACATAGTCTTTTATGACATTCCTGTTATTAAAAAATTAATTCCTGATTTTAATTTTAACGGCCATGTCATTGACACCCTCATCTGCACCAGGCTCTTATGGCCGAAAGAAAAACTGTACGACTTGGATGAAAATCACTACGTCAACGTGCCGAGTGGTCTCAGAGGATCAGCTTCGCTTAAAGCTTGGGGTTATCGTCTCTCAGATAACAAGATTGACTTCAAAGACTTTTCTGAATTCTCACAGGAAATGCTTGACTACTGCATCCAAGATGTCAACGTTACCAATAAACTCTTCCAAATCTTTCAAAAACAAACCATCGCAGAGTCTACGCTTTACCTTGAACACATTTTTGCTCAAGCCATTGAGCGTCAAATTAGATCAGGTTTTCCATTTGATGTTGATCAATGTCTTGATTTTGTGGATGGACTTGAACATCGAAAAAAACAAATAGAAAATAAACTTAAAGAACTATTTCCACCGATTGAACATAAAGAAATATTTATTCCAAAAGTAAATAATGCAAAACGTGGTTATATCAAAGGTCAACCTTTTGAAAAAATTTATTTAGAAGAGTTCAATCCAGGATCGCGTCAACAAATTGTAGATCGTCTTAAAAAAAAGTACAACTGGATTCCACAAGCTACCACAGAAAAAGGCAACCCAATTCTTAATGACGATGTCTTAGAAAAACTTCCATATCCAGAAGCCAAACCGCTGTCAGAATATATGTTGTTGAATAAACGTTTAGGCCAAATCAAAGATGGAAAAAACGCTTGGCTTAAATTGGTTACACCCGACGGTTATATTCACGGCGACGTCATTACTAATGGCTGTATTACTGGTCGCTGTAGTCATCGTAATCCAAATACTGGACAAATTCCGGCTGTTTATTCTCCTTATGGAAAAGAATGTCGTTCTCTTTTTCATGCCCCTGATGGCTGGACTCTCATGGGTTCTGATGCAAAAGCTTTAGAACTAAGATGCCTTGCTGGTTATTTAGCCATCTGGGATATGGGAGAGTATGCCAATATGGTAATTGATGACTCCATTGATATTCATACCTATAACCAGGAGCAATTTGGTGTCTCTACGCGTGACATTAGCAAACGTCTTTTATACGCTGTTCTTTATGGCAGTGGAAACATTAAAGCGGGCAGCATTGTTAATCCAAATGAAAAAGATCCGGAGCGCCTTAAAATTCTCGGAAAAAACGCTATCCAATCCTTTATGTCTGGAGTACCAGCACTCAAAAAACTCAAAACATCTCTTGCACAAACATTGACATTACGTGGACATCTAATCGGTTTAGATCGTCGTCCTCTTTATTGCAGATCAGATTTCAAAGCATTAAATGTTTTATTACAAGGAGCTGGTGCTGTAATTATGAAACAAGTTGTAATTAATATTCATAATGCATTAACAGCCAACGGTTTGCATTATGGAGAAGATTGGCATCAACACGCCATGATTCATGATGAAGTTCAGATGTCTTGCCGTCCTGAATTGATTGGTATAATTCAACCTTTAGTTTTGCAAGCTTATGAAGATGCTGGTAACTTTTTTGGTTTTAGATGCAAAATTGAAGGTGATGTAAAAACTGGATATAACTGGTCAGATACACATTAAAAATTGCAAATAACTGGGCAGCCTCTAAGGTGTAAGTCCCGGCTCATCCGTTGATTTTTTTATTAGACCATGAACAAAATCTATGTTTCCGTTCAAACCATTGAAGATCCTCGTCAGGTATACGTGGATTCATCACGAACTAATGTGTTGGTAAAGGCTTTGATTCCTCCTTCTAAGGACAAAGCACCTACTCCTGTTACCATTCACATTTACACTCCGGCAGAACAAACACGAGTAATGCAAGCTGTTAAAACTAACAATCATTTATTTATTGCAGGCGGAAAACTCCGTCATAATCTTGATTCTCGTGAATACAGCATTCATGGCGGATCAATTGCCATTGTTTCACCTGAAACTTTTCCCATTATTAACGAAGTTGTATTAGGCGGTCGGTGTATTAAAGACATTGATCAAAGCGATAGCCGTGCTTTTAAACGCACAGACAGTGGCTATGTAATTTGTAATCAAACTCTGTCAGTTAATACTGGTAAAAACAAAGCAGATCTGTTTAATTTCTTTGCTATCAATAAAGTTGATGATCGCTTTAACAAAGCCGAGTATCTTGCCAGTCTTACTCGTAACGGTACTGGTCTGACAATTTCTGGTCGTGTAGTAACCGATGCATGGACTGATAAAGCAACAGGTCAAGCTAAAAGCAAGACACAAATTCAAATGTACGACATGACCCTGGCACCAAAACCTAAAGCTGGAACCATTCAACCTAGCACTGAGTTACCTGCTAACACTCCTGTGCAATCACTTTGGGGTGGTCAAACACAAGCTGACACTGTTGAAGCAGGTGCTGAGACTTTTGTTTCTGAGTCGCCACATCAAGCAGCTATTACTACACCGAAAGGTCAAGTGTTAGATAGCCAGCAACCAGCAGCCGTTGGATCAATTAATTCTTCTAATGATGCATGGGATGACAACGACGCACCATTCTAAGTAAACTCCCTTTATAGCTAGGCATCCTCCCCGACGGTGTAAGTCCTAGTTTGTTCATTACCCTGAACCTACCTTGACTCCTACCAAGACCACATCACTCGCTAAACGCAAACTGGATTCGTTCCAGATGTTCAACGACAAGAAGTTTGTCTCTGGCTACCAGCCTCTTGTTACTATTCAACCACTTAACAAATCAAAGAAGCGCGGTTGGTTTATCCGCAATTCTGATCTCGACAATTGCGGTTGGACTGCAACTGTAGATGATTTTGAAAAAGGCTCTGTCATTTTTGACTACGAGCAAACGTTTGGCATGCCGCCAAATACCAGCAAAGAACAGGGTCTGAACTTCCAGGCTCCTCGTGTACAGATCTTGCTGCGTTCACCACTGATGGTTGAAGAAACCGGTGGTATGCGTCAAGTCATTGGTACCTTTGAAGATGACGAGGTCAAAGCACTCTTTGACAACGACAAGCTTGCCTCTGAACTTGCTTCAAGTAAAGGGGAAATGCGAAAGCGTCATTACGCTGTACGTACCAAGTATCTTGTTTATCTTTTAACCAAAGAGAACAAGCGAGCACACAAAATTCCTATGGTGCTGACTATTAAAGGTCTGAATGGTACAGACCTTTCTGAAAAAATTAAGATGTATGAAAAAGAGATGAGCAAGTGCTTGTCTAAGGCTCTTGATACTGAGGTGCCTATGCAGTACAACGAACAGTTCTACGCAACTACTGTCTTCTGTCCTCAGTTGGTAAGTGACATGCGTGGTGCCAATGGCGTTGAAATCTGTGCTGTTGAATCATTCGACATCCCTGAATACCAGGATCAAGATGCAGCCCTCGAATCCCTCGACCGACTGTCCATCCCTGATAACGACCGAGAATCAACTTGGAAGTTTCAAGAGATGTACAACGACTACATCAACCAACATTCCAAACAAGATGCTAGTCGGCTTGGCGGTGCGTATGGGATCAAAGAAGGAGTTGAGATTCTTCCACAATCTCGAACCGTGCCAGCAGAAGTTGTTGATGAAGGACCAATCAAACTGATGGCAGGTGCAACCAAGGATTCACTTGGTGCAGATTCCCATTTTTGATTCCCATTGATCTAGGTTTTCTTTAACCAATGCTTTAATAGCAACTTGGCGGGTCGCGGAGAGCTTGACAAGCAGCTTCGCGATCTGCTTTAATTCATCAACGGAACTACATTCATCGATGTAACGTTCCATTTTGACTTTCCAGAAATCTTCTTCTGGACTAGCTTCAAACTTTAACATCACATCAAATTTTATTTCATTTTATTCTAATCATGTCTACACAATTACAATCTTTAAATGAGGCGCAAGCTCTCATTTATTCTCGAAACAACATATCAAGAACATATGAAAACTTTGACCCCAGCGACATTGCTGGTCTTTTCCGTAGTGATAATGACATCATTGTTACTCGGACTGACGGCTCTCAACAAGCTTTTCCAGCACAACAAATTAAAGAATCATTCAAAGAATTTACCAGTAGATTGCCCAATTTCTTTGAATACCTTGGACCAAATTTTCGAGGTCCCAGCATTTGGCGAAACAACTGCTACATCTTGTTCAAAGGCTGGCATTACCAGGCTCAAGGTAGTGCCTTATCAATGCCCGCAAAAGCCCAAAGTCGTTGGGCCGACAAATTAGCTGCGTCTTCCATCTACTCAGAAGATGGCATGGTTGCATTGCTAGAAGAGTTTCAACTTGGTTACTTGGTTTCTCCTGATGGCAAAACTGCTCCGCCTGCTACGAGAGGTATACCTAGTTCAGAAGCAGAATTAATTGAGCAAAAACAGCCCAAACCTTTTTGCAGCTGTGGTTCATTCCAACGTCAAATCAATCTCATTGACGACATTCGGCAAGAAATTCCTGGCTATGAACCTACTTGCAAACACATGACTTGGTTTGCTAAGTACCGTGAGTTCTTAGCAAAACGCAATCAGCTACTAGCTTCTTACCCTAGTGGTAATGCAGAAAAAGCAACTGCATGGTTTTATGCTCCACCTAATTACGACCAAAAGCATGGTCGTCTTGCTATTATCTTTACGAATCATGGTCAGAATGCTCCCATTGAAAAATGGCGTTGGTACAAATCTTCAGAACAGTTCAACGAAACACATCTCTGGGGTTTATTTGACTCCATGATTGAGAACGGGTACGTTCCGTTCCCTCACACTGGATTACTCCAAACTGCAAACGCATTCAAATCAAAGTAATGTTTGACTTCATTCTCGGCCACGCTGTTTCTTTCCTTTCTCAAGTTGCCACTGCTCTTGTCAGCTTTGGTGTTGCTATGGCAGTTAACTACGTTACTTCTCACTTTTCATAATGAACCAAATTACTGACACCAAACTCGGTAAACTCAACACTTTTGAGCTATTTAAGCATCATGCTGCCTTGTCAAGCAGTTTGTCTCTTCTTACTTCTCAGTCTCAAGACTTGGCCTTGGAAGAACTAGAGCGTTGTGCCAGGCTTCGCTCTAGCAAAATTGATGGCATTCATTACCATATGACCCAGCACAAAAAGCTGGTCGAAGTTGGTAAAGAAGAAAAAAAACTTCTTGACCAGCAAATCAAGCATCATGAAGCTGAAATTGCTGCTTTACGTTCACTTCTTCAGGAAATTAGACGTCGAGGCTATGCCGAAGACAACAAAATTTATGGAGAACGCTACACTTTTACCGTTAGCCCTCTTCCAGAACCTTCGGTAGAGATCCATAGTTCTATTGAAGACTGGTCAACTGACGATCAAAGCAAATACGCTATGGTTGAAGAGACTATTACAACTACTGTTTACAAATCTATTAATGGCGAGAACATCTTTCGGTCAGATGAAAAGGTCAAGCATAAGCACGTACCAAACCTCGATGCCATCAAAGAAGGTCACGCCCAAGGTTCTATCCTCCCCCAAGGAGTACGTGTCTTATCAAACCACCGCATCCAAGTCAAACGTAATCTCGAAGTCCCCGATGGAAACTGAAACCTATACCAACCTATCTTGGTCAAAGTTTCATCCATCACTACAAAAAAACTTCTATAACTCTTTAGAAGTTCCACAGAACATTGAGGATGCCAAGATCAAACAGGAATGTCACTTGCATGCAGTAGAGGATATTGTTATGCAAATGGAAGTTCTTGAATCCGAAATGGAATTAGAGAACCGTCAAGATGTTCCTTACAATACTTCTCGTATTGATCAACTTCATGAACGTCGCATTAAGTTAATCAACGCTAAGCGATATCACACTAACGCATCTAATGCTTACTGGTATTATATGCAGTAGTTACTGACACATAGGGCAGCTGTTAAAGCTGTCCTTATTTATTTTTTATTATGCATATGGAAAATAATCATAAATACACTATCGAAGAGTCCTGTTTTGGTTTGTTTACTTCTGTGCTTCACGATGGCACACGTATGGTTACTGGGCTTACTGAAGAGTCAGTGCGACGATGCACAGATGAAATCCACATTCCTGTTATGCAGGGAACTTTTGATGGTTGGACCAGTAAACCAAAAGCTAGTGTTGTAAATGGCAAGCTGTAGAATGTATATACAATATAAATAAAGAGATGAACTCTAAAAATTACGAGGAGCATATTTACTACATCCTTGATAATTTTACTAAGGGTGGCACTTCTCTGTCTGCATTTTTAGGTGGTCGTATGGAATGGCAGACCACAACTCTTGTTGCTGGGCTGCTATCTAATAACAGTATTTGTCAAGAACTTGATGCAGAAGAAATTGTAGAAGCTGCAATCTCTTATGCCAAAATTATTCAAGATAAACTTAGTCAATATGAAGGATCCACAATCAATAATCTTGAACGACTGATGGATAAATAATATAATAAACAAAACTATTTATTCTCTAGTGACCAAGTCTTTTGTTGTTATTAAATTCAATCTTGAACTTGAAGCAGACTATAATTCTTTTGATGGGCGCACCCCAGAAGAATTTGCTGATTTACTTGAAGAAGATCTTCATATTTGCTTGTCTGATTTTCGAGAAAATGATGTGCAAGGCATTTTTTCCCAGGTAGAATCAGTTAGCTTGATCGAACCTAATTAATGGACACTTCATATCTTGATGGTTGGAATGTTAAAGAACAACAACGACGTGCTGAGTTCATGGAACACATGTATAAATGTTCAGCACGTACCAATGGTTTATTTACTAATTTATGGGCTGAATTCTGTATAAAAGAAGCTGGTCCTTATTGTATGAATATGTTCTTTGATCGTCGCGAAGCGATTGAAAATTTTATTAAAGTAGAACAGGAAAAACAAGCGGAAGCACAACAAGCTGAAGCATGTGAACCGCAAGAGTTTATTCCTACTTTCCATGACTGAATCACTCGGAGCAGAGCTTTACAAAAGCGCCAAAGAATCTCGTGAAAAGATGCACAACACATCTGAATACGAAGAATCTTTTCCCAAGAAACAAGCTTATGAAGCACTAGTTCAAGGGTTCATTGACGTAATCAATACGTTCTCTGAACCCTATGATCACAGTGATAGTGATGAGTATTTCTCAGATGAGGAGATCTACGAAGCTTTACTAGAAGCATTCAAACGAGAAACTGCATGGCGTAAAAAACAATTGAATTTGATTTTCAATGTCAAAGATCGTTGCCTTGGACACCATCCAAATAAATTGTTTGATCATATTGATCTTAGTCTTGACTAATTTTAGGATGTTCTATCGGATCTGATAAGTCTTTACAAATCGCACAGGCTCTTTTGTAGAACATGTTTTCTGTTTGGCCTACCTCTTCGAGGTGGGCCTTTATTTTTGCCCAGTTCTCTTTTTGGAATTTGTCCATGATGAAAATGCTAGTTTGTCATGCGCTTTTTTAGCTTTACGAATAATTTCTTGTGCTTCCTCCCGTGTGGTACATTGATCTGCTTCAACACTAAGATTATGTAATTTTCGGTGTTGTTTTTCAGGATTCATTTAATAGACCTCCCAGTTCCTATATTTGTTATCAATGCTAAGACGGTTGCTGTCATTCCGGCAAATGTAACTTCTACACGCTTTCTTGTTTCAAGGCAACCTTTTACTTCATTGTCATTCCTGCAATGGAACACATCTGCACCAAGAAAAAATATTTGAGCAATAAAAATAACTCCCAAAAAACTAAGTAATACTTTTTCTTTTTGTGATAGGTTCATTACATTTATTCTAGAATAAATAACATCATGTAAAAGTAAAGGTCATGTTTCACGGGATGCCTGCTCAGCCAACGGAAAACGCTGCGGAACGGGAGCCAGAAAAGATATCCTATGAACCACAACCCCAGAGTAAGAAAGAACCCGTAAGCCGACTTGCCAATGAACTCATCTGTCTTAGCAGCCATGCGTCTCATTTGATGTTGCAAGCGCATTTGGTACATCTTAATTTTGAAGGTGCCAACTTCTTTGGTGTGCATAAGTTCACCAAGTCTCAATATAAAAAGCACCAAGAACAACTTGACCGACTGGGAGAGTTGGTGCGCTCGCTTGATTTCTTGATGCCAATGTGCTGCAAAGGTTTGATGGCAGCTTATAAAAAATTTAGTCATATCGAAGGTTATACTGGGCCTGCAATGTTGATTACCTATTATGAAAACTTAGAAGAGTTTGGATATGCTGCTAAGAGAGTAGCCAAAATGGCTGAAAAAATGGATGCTTATGACATTGAAAATTACTGTGGTGAACTAATCGACGATTGCTTTACCGCCTCTTGGCAGATAAAAAGTACGTTGCGGTGTAATTAAATAGACTGGCAGCAATGCCGGTTGCTACTGCTTTTGTCTATCATTTACCAAAATGAGTTGGATGAACTCTCAGAGCAACCAAGCTCGTTGCTGTTGTTAGTAGTACTGATTCGTTCAATAGGTTTGTTGTCTTTATCCAGAATAAGGCTATGCCATATACGATCATTGCACCGATTGCTATTTTTGTTGCGATGAGGATATGATTTGGGGATATAGTTAATAGATTTTTCGGAGCCATTGTCATCAGACAGCTTAGCCAGACTGCCGATAGCTTCTGAAAAAGCTTTTGTTTCCTGTTTGTGATACTCATTTAAATATAGAATTGCATTTACCAATATTTTAGGATCTTCTTTTAATAATCCTAAAGAAGCATTGCATTTTTTGCAAAGTAAACCACGTACTCGTGTGGAGTTATGACAGTGATCTACACATAATGGTTTATGCCCTGTATGTTTTGTATTGCAAATTTTACATTTATTTCCTTGTGTTTTTAAAATTGCATCGTATTCTTCTTGATCAATACCATATCGATGTTTGAGATTATCTTCTCTAGTTGCCACAGGCATATTTAATCTTTCAAAATACTAACAAAAAAAGGACCGATTAGGTCCTTTGTTCTTTCCTTAAACCGTTTCCTTTGGGAACCATTTGTTTGCTAAATGGAACGTCTGTTTGACTAACAGACAGATACACTATAGTGCATATGTAAACAAGTAGTGACATGTTGGATTGCACAGTTATTCTTACTTTGTATCGTCGTCCTCAAAATTTAGGACGTCAGATTGAAGCACTGCGTAGTCAAACTCTACCACCAAAAGAAATCTGGGTTTGGATTAACGACCATGTGGACAATTCTGATCTTTGTTTTGACTATCTCGATTGTGACCGGGTTATTGATAGCTCACATAATTTCAAATTTTTCGGACGATTCGCAGCGGCGCTTCTAGCTGATACCAAATACATTGCAATTTTTGATGATGATACAATCCCTGGTGAAAAGTGGTTTGAAAATTGTCTAAGGACTTATTTTGATCTAGAGGCGGAAGGATTTAAAACTCCTATTCTTGGTTCCGCTGGTGTCACACTAAATAGTTTCCGATATGAAAACCATTATCGTTGCGGCTGGCCTACGCAAAATAAAGAAACCAAACGTGTTGATCTTGTCGGCCATGCTTGGTTCTTTAATCGTGAATGTTTATCGCATTTTTGGAGGGAAAAACCTTACTCGTGGGATAACGGAGAAGATATTCACTTTAGTTACGCTGCACAAAAATACGGCGGTGTTCAAACCTTTTGTCCGCCCCATCCCCCGGAAGATCGCTCACTTTGGGGTAGTCTTTATGCTGTTGAACTTGGTACAGACGCAGTTGCAACAAGCAACAACACTTGGCTTAGTCACACACTATTTTTCTCACAAAGAGATAAAGTAGTTAGAAATGCAATAGCAAATGGATGGGAAACCGTAAAAAATGTGATGCTCTAAAACCTATTGAAGATTTTGCAGTCTTGGATTTTAGTGGGTTTTCTATTACTGATCATGCTAATGCTAAGTGGGAAGCCTGGTCTCGTGTATATGAATATGAATGGGCTATCAAAACTTTAAACGAATTAGAAGATAAATCACCTGATAAGTGCTTTCCAACTTCAATTCATAACACAAGTTGGGGTTTTGAAGGCTGCCATATTGACTTCAAAAAAGAACTAGATTCTCGTGGAGGCACGATTCTTCATTCTGATATTCGAGAATCAGTATTGGACCACACGACAGTGTGGGACCTATTAACGGACCCACCTTCTGATTGGTGGGAAGGATTTGATTTTGTAATTAATATATCCACAATGGAAGAGGTCAACGGTAATCATGTTGAAATTCTTCGGCGTTTATTTTCGATGGTTAAACCCGGTGGCTTTTTACTTTGCACGTTTGATCTCCCTGGTCTCCAGCTCCCTGCTATTGAGTCTGAAATTGAGACTGCTTATAAAATTGTTAAGAACCCAGTCAAGGGCAGCAATTCCATCTGCCCTCAACCACGTTTTGACTATCTTACTTTTGGACGTCTAGTCCTTCAGAAAGTAGACGAATGAGACGCATAAGTTGAGTTGTTATCCATGTAAGGTCGAGTTTGTGTTGTATAAAACCATTCATCAATAGCAGAACCAATATCAACATACTGATTATTGGGGTTTACTTTATACATCTCATGGATAGCAACTTCAGCTGCGGGACCAATTGAAAGAAAAAATGTTTCATTATTGGTAGTAGCGACATATTTCTGTAAAGTCTTAATAAAATCATCTCCACCTTTTTCCCACCAGTTCACACAATCATCTGGAAAGGCGCAAAAAATATCAACATGAAAAGGTAATAGATCAACATTCCCCCTTTTATTGCCAATTAGGGTAATAGATTTTTTTAGGCTTTTAAAAAAATCTTTTGTTCGCTCATAGTTTGCATTAACAAAAAGGTTGGCATAAGTAATGTTCAAGCTTGGAATCAAAGCTGTGAGATATTCATACGCTTCTAATGAATCATTTTTACCAGGAATCCCATAATAATAATTGTCTTCTTCATGGTTTAAAGACTCTGTTAATTTTTTTCCCAGCTTGGTAGCTTTTGCTGGTGCATCCCAACGATCTTGATTAAATGCCTGAGTTTGGCGGCTGATGCCTTGATTCTCCATCAATGCAATTTCACCATCGCCATATCGGGCTAAAGCAAAATTATTCGATGAGTTAATCAGACCAGTAAAATAAATGAGAGAATCTTCAAAGTTCATGCGTAAACTAATTTACGGTGCCAAAAATAATTATAGTTATTTGTATCAGCTGCACCCATTTCGGTTAAATCACCACCTTCACTAGGCTTGCACTCTGCCAAGATCACACCATTTGGCAAGACAAATGCTTTGTTATTTTTAGGGTGATGTGGTGTAAGTTCCATGCAATCACCAAACAGATACATTTGATCAGGCTCTTTTCTTGTGCCAATTGACTCAGCGACACTACGTCCCCAAAGTGACGGACCCGTTGGACACAACGGAGTAAACCCATAGTATTGATCACGCACACTGCTCAACACATTATTGATTGCAATTTGCAATGCCACATGGCCTTCACGTACATACATCAAACCGTTATCGCAAGACCAACCCACATGCGAATAACGAGGAACACTACGAAAAGCACAGAGTTCATGAGCAAAATCATACCGTTCAACCGCAGTTAGACCAACATCAAAATACCAGCCTCCTTTTTTAAGTAGAATGCAATAGCGAGCTAGATCACACTTATAAGCCAGTGGTTGCAAGCGATTATAGGCATTTAAAACTTCATCGCCATATTCTTCGTTTAAAAAATCTTCAACAGCTTCGTTGTCATAAAAAGTATACTGTGTATCTTCGTACAATTCCTTGACAGAATCTGTGGCTTCTTTAAGCTGCCAAGATAAATCTGGACGCTCATCTTTATTCTTGGTACTAAGAAAGATTTGTGTTGTATTCACTTAAGATCGCGTTACAATATTTTTAATATACACAACTTCCCGTGGTTGTAAACGATAACGAGACTGTCTTTGATATCTATAACAGAGATCCTGAATTATTCCATAAGTTAAATAGTGAGCCAGCAAGGCTTACGCTTAACGGTAAACGTCATTACAACACACCATTTAATACAGGTCCGGCTGCATCTGTCACGACAATCATTTCAGAAACTGCATCAGAAGCCAACAAAAAAAAGTTGGAGATGTGGTCAAAGAACAATCCGGGAGTCAAAGAAGCTGCAGCAGAACGTGGTACTGCGATACATAGCTGTATGGAGATGTACCTGAAGCGAGAAGATTTCGACGTTCCTGAGCAGTACTCTGATTTTTGGGGTGGGATGCCAAACATTCTGGACCAATTCCAAGAAGTGATTTGGGCTGAAACACCGCTTTATGAAAAGCACCAGTTCGCTTTATCTTCAGATGGGATCGGGCGCGTGTGGGGTAGGGACGAGGAAGAGAGACCATGGGTGGGTAGTCCTGACATCATTGGCGTTGCTGGTAATAAGCTAACGCTGGCTGACTTAAAAACAAGTGTTAAACCATACTGTCGTTGGTGGCCTAAAGATTTAAAAAAGGGTTCCACCGAATGGCGGGACCGTCTTAGTGGTTACATGAAGTTCAATAAGTGCTGTCTCCAACTCGGAGCTTATGCTCTTGGAATCGAGCAAACACTTAATATGAAGGTGCAACAAGCCGCTATTCTTGTCTCGACACCCGAAAATACGCAGTTGTTTAAAATCTCCCGACGCCATCTCGATTCCTGCCAAGAAAAATGGCTCAAAGTTGTAGACGAATATTACAAACAGATAGAAAACTGTGTTGTATATGATGCAGACCTTATTTAATTAGCAATATAGTCAGCTAAAAAACGAGCTTTGACTGCATCGCGTTGGTCACCCATACGGGAAATATTGCGATAGTACACTTGGTCACTAGCTTCACCGCCCTCAAGCAAGTTGCCAAGTTGCGTATTTTCTCTAAAATCATGCAGTGCAGCTTCGTGGCTGCCATCTAATGGGGTTGTTGCCCCCACATTTAATGACATTATTTCTTTTTCAGCAGGGCTCATTTGTGCATACACATCAGCATCAACCAATGCTCTTCTACTTTCTTCTAAGTTATACATCTAAGAATAAGAACTCTTTTAAACATTCTATTCCATATGTAAGAATAAATATGGACAAAAGAAAAAACTAAGATATTTCATACAAATTCAACCAAACAGTTCTAAACTAAAAATTCGACTATGAGCAGCATGTCATCTACTTCACTGTCTCCAGGGGCTATCAATCTTGATTTAATTCCTGTCGATTGGCCGCTGACACCTTTAGGTGACAAAAAAAATCCTTATGTAACTGGATGGCAAAACAATCCAAAAGATCATGAAGATATTCGTAAAGAACTTGAAAGTGGTGAATGCAAGGCTATTGGCGTTCTCTCTGGTCCTGTTTACAACGAACCTTACGGATTAGTTTGGATTGACATAGATGGTTCCTCTGTCTACAAACTTATTGAAGAACTCTCTCATCTTTCTATTGAGCAGGCTCTTCCCAAAACTCTGACCATTTGCTCTGGTCGTGAAGGACGCGAACGAAAGCTTTATAAAGTTGACAAAGACGATTGGAAACATTTCATCCGAAATAAATATGCATGGCAAGCAGAGGGTGATGGCGAAAAACTTGAGGTGCTTTGGAAACGTCATCAAGGCGTTCTTATGGGGGCACATCCAAATACACCTGGATATTACACAAAAGAAAATGAAGACTTTTCTTTTGTTCAAAACTTAACACCAATTCCTGATTGGATTCTTGGGGCACTCTTACTTAAAAACCAAAAGCAAGGTAAACCAACCGAAGACATTACTCGTATTTACGGGCAAAATTTTGCAATCAATTCCAAGTTTGGTGTTGAACGCACGATGAAAGAAGCTGTTGATGCAATGTGGGCGCTTCCAATGGAAGCTGCTGATGACTACGACATCTGGATCACAATTGGTCAATCTCTCCATTCAGTTGATGACACATTATTAGATCAATGGGATGAGTGGTCAAAACAGAGTTCTAAATATCAGAATGGAGAATGTCGTCGGCGTTGGGATTCATTTTCCAAAGCCGGTGGTCGAGGGGTTGGTTCACTATTCCATCTCGCAAAAGATTACGGCTGGCAACCAGATCAGTCGCATCGTGTGATGGGTGTAGACGATGAAACCCTCGAAGAAGTTACCAATATCCTTAAAGAAATGGATTTCGATTTTGAACTTGCAATGCCACAAACCACACAAAAAAAACAAAGACGTTCCCGTGCGACCTTAAAAAAGGATGAAAAAAATTTTGAAGGTTTAACACGTAAACGCAATGCACCATCTGATGAAATCCTAGATGTATTAGTCAGTATTTATGCAGGAACTTTGTTGTTCTCCGATGTAATGAACCGTTTTCTGCTATATGAACATGGTCGTTCAACTAAGGGGCTTTGGTGCTCCATGACTGAACGTGAAATGAAAAACGATATTTATGGCAAGCTTAAAGCAGTTAGGTCAACGCTATTGCCTAATGGTTTTAGCTTGTCTCTTGTAGACGATATGTATAAAGGTCTATCTAATACACTGATTCATTACGACTGGAATACAAATCCTCGTTTACTCCTATTTACCAATGGAGTATTAGATATGGGAAGTATGGAACTTATGCCTCCACAACGAGAGTTCTATATCACTCGCACTGTACCTTATCCATACGATAAAAATGCAACTTGTCAGCCAATTATTGACTGGTTGTACTACACCCAAAATGGTGATGGGCAACGCGTAGAACTATTGCGAGCATGGCTGCGAGCGGTACTTACCAGTTCCCAAGAGATTCAAAAGTTTGCAGAGATTGTTGGTCCTGGTAAATCAGGTAAGTCATCTTTTGCAAATCTCTGTCATGCACTAGTTGGTTTTGAAAACGCTAGTGTCTCAACTCTTGAGCATCTTGAAAAGAACAGGTTTGAAACGTCCAACCTCGTTGGAAAGAAACTTGTGCTTTTCAATGACGTAGAACGGTATGGCGGTAACGTCTCCATTTTGAAAGCTTTAACTGGTCGAGATCTTATCCGTAACGAACACAAGTACAAGAAAGACGAAAGTTATTTCAAGTTTGATGGTTTGATCATCATGACTGCTAACGAGCAGATCGCTACTACGGACCCGAGTTCTGGTCTTTTTCGTCGTCGTCTGACTATTCCTTTTGATCGTCCTTTTACAGGAAGTTCCAAGGAACAGTGTGTTTTGATCGATGTGAATAATCAAGGTGAAGCTGTAGGTAAATTCGCACCCTATTTACAGGGACTTGTAAATTGGCTGCTGCAAATGACTGATGAGGAAATGCGCGAGTATTTGATGGAAACTGCCAAAAAGGTGGACTATTTCCAGAAGTACAATACGCGTCAACGCATTCGTGCCAATCCCATCATGGATTGGTTGCATCACAATGTGGTGTTTGATATGAATGCAATGACATATATCGGTGATTGCAAACCTGCACCAGCAGGTGTTAATGCCTACTACGCCAATATTGATACTCGTCTTTATCCCAACTATTGCGAGTTCTCTCGTCGTTCTAACAACGGTACTTTGTCACGTTCACGATTCGAGTCAATGCTGATGGACATCTTCAACCACCAGCTCAATCTCAATATTTATAGGGATAACAACCGTACAGCACGTTTGTTTAATGTACGTCTGCGTCGTCCTCAAGCTGATGACATGTTCCCTTCTCTTGTAGATCTCAGTCAAGATGTACAAAAATATCGTGAGTTTTATGGTCCTATCCGTATTCAATACAATGAAGAAAAAATAGAAAATTAGTTGTTATATTTAAAGCAGTTTTAAATATCTAATGTCTAAACCTAAAATTTTATGGAGTGGCGACATCGTCGCTCGTACTGGTTTTGCACGCGTTACAGAAAATCTAATTACTCGTTTGAAAGATAAATATGAAATTATTGTTTTAGGCAATAACTGGTGGGGTGACCCCAATAAATTCCAAAAAGATTTTCAAATGTTTCCTAGTTCCAATAGGTTTTTGACAGAACCTTTTGGTGTACAGCGGATTCGTGAAATCACAGAAAATGTTAAACCTGACATCGTTTTTATTAATAATGATGCCTGGATTGTTAACTCAATCTATGAACAGATCCGTGAATTTCATGAACAAAAGCTATTTAAGTTTGTGGCATATATGCCTATGGATAGCTATGGCTGGACTGGTTGTCTAAACCAATACGCTAATTCTTGGGATGGCATCTATGTCTATACCAAGTTTGGTGCAGAAGAGTTCAAACTCTCTGGCATTAACAAAGAGATTGGTGTTATTCCTCATGGAATTACAGATGGTCAGTTTTTCCCTATGGACAAAACTGAAGTCCGTAAAAAACTTTCCATCCCTGAAGACTGCTTTGTGGTCTTTAATGGCAACCGTAACCAGGCGCGTAAACGTATTGACATTACAATCGATGCTTTTGCACAGTTTGCTGTTGGTCGTCCTGATACCAAACTCTATCTACACATGGGTTTAAAAGACCAGGGCTGGGATGTCATGGCTCTCTTTGGTCGTGAAATGCAGAAGCGTGGAATTGATCCCAATGGTCGCATCATTATGACTACCAGGGGTTCACAGCCTCCTAGTGTCCCTGTTGAAACGCTCAATATGATCTACAACTCTGCAGATATCTCAGTCAACACCTGTAAGGGAGAAGGTCATGGCTTAGTTAACCATGAATCAGCAGCCTGTGGCGTGGCTCAGGTGGTGCCTAACCACACGTCATTAAAAGAGATCTTTGAGGGCGCTGCACCCCTGATCGACAACTGTTTCATGGATGTGGACATGAACTACAACCGTGACATGCCTGTGCCTAGTGCTGAGCATTTAGCAGAGATCCTGAGTGACCTTTATGAGAACCGGGACAAGCTGCGTCAAGTTGGGGCGGACTGTTACCAGCGGGCAACACGTCCCATGTATCAGTGGGACAACATTGCCAAACAGTTTGATGAGGCTTTTGAAAAGGTCTTAGAACCGGAACCGATTGAGAAACCCCAGATTAAACGCCGTAAACGGAAGCCAAAGAAAGAATTGTCCATGGCAAAACAGTGATGGCTGGAATTGTCTGGTGCCAGACAACTGCCAGACAACTGCCAGACAACTGATCAAGAGGGGGCCATCGAGCCCCTTTTTTATGGGTAGCTGAACTTTGGTTGAACTTTTTGAGGCTATGACTGGGTTCTTGGCAAGTTCGAAAAGTTGACGTGTCTATATAAGAGTTCCTCTATAAAGCGAACACCCATTTTTTGTAGCCTTTTTTTGGAGACTCACTAAGACTCATTGCCATACCATGGGTCTCATTTCACTAATAATAAGAATGGTGGTAAAGCTAGGGGGTAAGGGGGAATTACAAAAATTGTCTACAAAAAATGCTTGTTTCCTTTATAAAAGAGTCTATATTTAACTCTGAACTGCCTGAACTCATGGGGAACCCTCATCACCCTCGTGCTTCGGTAGCTCGTCTTGCTTTACCAAAGGTCGCTTTTAAACCTCTTGACCCTGATGTCTCTATCTATGACCAGGGCTTCTATCACGGCTTTCCTTGCCATTTGGGGCACACCGTGCGTCATCAGGAAGACCACTGGTGCTACGAGTGTGTCAAGCGCATTCAAAGCAATGTGGTGGGGTTAGACGTCAATTTCATTACTGAAAACTACAGAAGAGAAGTCATTAACTTCTTAGAACACGTCTCAATTCGAGACTCAAGCGAATGCTGGGAGACTGAACGTACTCGTCGTTATTACTACTCCACCTATTGTCGTCATCGCACTGGAAACAAATCTCAAGTAACACCTACTAAACTTGCTTACAGTATTTTTTGGGGTGATATTGGTAAGCTTTCTGTAACACGTCATACCAAAGTTTGTGGCAATCCTAAGTGTGTAAATCCTCTACACCTTGTTTCCACATGGAATACACGCATGCCTCCTCGTCAACTTCATTATTTAGATCTCCAGGTCAAACCAGAAAAGCTGGCAGTAATGGCATTAAGAGAACACAATAAGATGAGTATTGATGATATTTTGATGAAACTATATAAACCAACAATAATTCATCCAAAAGAGCGAATGGAAAATCCCTAGCATTACCAATCTTAAAATGGGATAACGCCTTGGAAGTAGATGGATGACAAATCCTAGTGTGTCGCAAAGACAACGATCACAATATAATCCGTTAAACCTTGGTACGTTTGAACAAACTTCTTTGCGTTTATTAACTGGTTCTCTTGGAATGAGAAGCCAGATTATTCAAGGTGGGTATGGGAACTATACATATAATCATTGGTTTCAAGTAACACTTGCTGAACCAGCGTGGATCATTTTATTAAAAGCAGGATCTAACTTAAGTACCAGTCCTGTTACTTCATCTAATGTTTTACAAAATATTGATGATCGTTTTGATGTTAGTGTTTATGCCCAAGATTACAGTCCTATTCAAGGACGTACAATTTTAGAAGAACCTGAAAGTTTCTTTGGTTATGTAGCTGGTGCTGAGTCAGATCTTTACAATACTTTTAATCCTAAGCTCTCAACAAAAGGCAATGAAACCTTTTACGAATTAACTCCAGGGAAATATTTAATTTGTGTTTCGGCAACATGTAATGAAGCCTTTGATTACAGTTTAGGTTTAGTTGTTGAGTTCCCTAGTGCTGACGATAATTTTATCTTAACAGAAGATCAAGATACTGGTTTTGTATTACAAGAAACCTTTGATGCACAAAGTGAAGGTGTGTTTGTTGTCCTGCCTTCTCCCATTACAGCGAACACAACTATTAATGAAATAAGTAATTATTCACTTAATGTTGGACAAATTAATAACGGAATTTTTGTTCAGATTAATGAAAAAAATAGTGATGATGTTCCTCTTTCTTGGACAATTGGTCCTTCAGCTTCTACAAATAATAACCCTCTAATCAATTTAATTGAATTAGATTATACAGAAAATTGGCCTGCATCTGTACCACAAACACATTCTTTATCTGAATGGCGTCGTGCATGGCAACGAGATCATTCTCAAGATGATAAATTCCCCAGTGGTCTTTTTGCACCTTTAACAAATTTATCTTAAGATTGAAGAACAACTTTTTATCAAATGACTAAACCTTTAGTCGGCAATACTGACGACCTAATTAGTGAATATTGGACGGGTAAAGCAAAAGAAAAAAAGCAAAACAATCCAACTGAAAAATTCAAAAAGTATTGCGAAGAGCTTCCATGGATGCCAGAATGCAAAAAATATGACGTCTAAGAGTGGCAACTCTCATTACTAACGTACCTCCTGTAAAAGTGTGGGTGCGTAAAGAATATTTACGTGATTTAAGAGATGGGCATGGTGAGTACATTCTTGGCTATTGGGTGTCTGTTAAGTCTCTCCCTGGCCGTTGTTTCTATTTCGAGACTTTTTTACCTGAATATGGTGCGATCTTTGATAAGTTACCGATCTCGGCGTTTCTTGCCTGGGATTCAGACTCGCCGCAAGGGCCTAAAGATCCTTCGCCGGATCTTCCGATAGAGGAACTCCAATTCTGGAATTGTTTTAGTCATGACATTACAACACTTGAAAAAAATCTTACGTATTCAGCAGGCTGGGAAGTCCGTACCAAAACCTACGGGTCTATTGCTGGCGATTATTTGTTTACTATTGACAGCTTTAACGGTGATCGAAGTCGAGCAGACATCTCGTTCTCTGAGACGCCAGACGAACACAAGTCGTTCAACATTATTGAATTGCAGAATGGTCAAATTGCAGCGTACCCCAACAACCGGTGCCGTGTTATTGACCCTAGTTTGTCTCCAGAAGAACTCCAAACCCCCGACTTTCTTGTCTCATCAAGATACTTTAATGTCGAATATCCCAATGCTAAGTGGGGTCGACTAGGCGAATCAGAAGAATATTTCTGGCAAACTAAAACAGAAGAAAACACTTTAAAAGCTAAAGACGAAAAAAAAGTAAAACCTTTTCAATCTTTCATTCCATCAAATGATCAGAAAGAATTTGACCGTTAGAATATTATTATCGAATTAAAATTCAATTATGCATGACATTCTTTCCAGTCCTATTACTTGGATTGTAGTTGCAGCGGCTTCTGAAATCATTGCTTTGACTCCTTTAAAGTCAAATAGTATTATTCAGTTGATTCTTAAGGCAATTGTTTCTCTTAAGCCTGATCTAAAAAAGTAAAAGGCATCACTCCTGATGATGCTGTGTTCATTGCACAGCTGTGGTCATTACGGAGTGGTAAACAACGTATAAAAGAAGAAATAGAACGCCGTAAAAACATGGCGTTAACTAGTTCACGTATTGACGAAGCAATTCGTAAATACAAAGAAGAAGTAAATTGGAATGATGACATATAAAGGTTTACTTGTTTTAAAATTAATTTATCGAGTTATTTAATTCTCATGGTTGCAGGTGACGGTCTCAAAGATAGTGGTTTAGGCAAAAGAGGTGACGCTCAAGTCGATCTTAAAACCTTCCAAGAACTTCTTAACAAGCTAGAAGCATCCAAAAAACGCCAGCAGCGTCAACGTTCTGTTGAAGGACGTCGTGACATCTATGCAGGTGGTCTTGCTTCCATGATGTCTAATTTCTGATTAGTTAGTCATCTAAAGCTTGGAACCAAAAAACACAACCATCATTGTTGTCAACATATTTTCTTAGAGCGTAAGCTTCATCCCGCAAAAGGGTTTGACACTTGCGCTCATCTTTAAGTTGCCAGCAAATGTTAACACGTTGTTGCTGATCTTTTTTCATTTTAAAAGAACATAAATAATAAGGGCAATTGAAATAATTGCCCACTCACCAAGGAATAAAATAATTGTTTGATTAAACCTCGAAGACTCTTTTGGCGATTTGGTATTTTTTGAGTCTGTCATCATATCCTCTCCAGCCTCCATTAATTCTATAACAGCATTCATCAAAACCTTTAGTAAGACAAATATCAAGTAGCTTGTTATCTTTGATCCAAGTTAAGGCTGATCTAAAGGGATAATGATTGGTTGTATATTCCCAACCTCGTTCAATAATTAAAGGATCATGTAATTCTTCTGCTGCACGGCTGTAGTTGTAACGTCCGGTTAGCATTAATACGCCAGTGCCTTTAAATTTTTTCCCATCCCCTGGATAAATATTTCCAAGATCTTCTCTCATTTCATATTCAGATCCATCTGCAATTTCGGACATCCAGCGAAAGTTTCCTGTTTCGTGAAGAAGGTTAGCAATTAACATGCACATGGCATCCCGGTGTTTATCAAACCCGGTTGCCATTAAAAGTTTATTGAAATCTCCACAGAATGTATTGTCAAAGTTGTCTGCAGAGTAACCCGTCAACTGCTGACAAACTAATGGAGTGATAATTCTACTGCTGGGATTTGCAGGCCCAGCACGATAGATCTCTGCAAATTCATCAAGAATCTCATCAGGAATCTTGGACTCTAAAAAATTCCAGGCTGCAATCTGATGCGATAATTCTTTGTAGTATTTAGCAGCGTTATTAAGATTGATTGTCATTAGCTTTTTCTTCCGCAGCGGAATCCTCTTCTGGTTCAAATTCAATTGTATCCAGAAGTTGGTTAATAAGCTGTGCAGAGAACCTAATAAGATTTGGATCATTTGTAGTACGAGCTGAACAATAAGAATTGATAGCTGAAACTAACTCAGATTTTTTGCAGATTTTGCAGCTCATTTTTTAGCTGTATTACTAACAGACAATATAGCAGTAAAACTAAACTATTTAGTCAGTACCATCAGGAAGAACTGCGTTACCATTAGCAATGGCTGAATTTAAAGGACTAAGATCTTCAGTCGTCCAAAAATCTTTTACAACCATAATTTTCAAATGCTCAACATTACGAGTAATCGTAGCGTTCTCTTCTTCTGTTCGACTTGCTTTAGCAACTAAATCATTAATCAGATTTACACTATCTATAGCTGCTGTATAGTGCCGTGCAATCTCAATTGCTGAAGGCTCTTCATAAGGATTTGGCATTTTAATTACTGGTATTCATTTCTTGTTTATTCTATCAAAAAAACATAAGCACTAACTATTTGCTTTAAGTTGTTCTACTTCTGTTTTTAATTCCTGAATAGCTTTGACAAGCATCGGGACAAGCTTTCCATATGAAGCCTCAAGTCGATCTGGGTTTGAATCCATCACCAGACCTAAGTAATCAGCATCA